AGGAGCTGAATTGACCGTTGCAGACACGTTCGATGACCTGACAGACGACGATATCGATCTGTTGGTTGCCAACATCGAGCAGTTTGACTCTTCGGAGCAGGAGGAGATCCTGCAGATTGCAGAAGCCCTGTCAGGCAGGCGTCAGGCCCAGCGTTGTCGGGACGATCTGATCGAGTTCTGCAAGCACATACAGCCGGATTACAAGGTAGGTAAGCATCACCGGATCTTGGCTGACATGCTGATGGCGATTGCCGAAGGTAAGAAGGATCGGGTGTGCGTGAACATCCCGCCCCGGCATGGCAAAAGCCAGCTTGTGTCGATTTATTTCCCGGCGTGGTTCATCGGCAAGTACCCTACCAAGAAGGTGCTGATGGTCTCGCACACGTCAGATCTTGCCGTGGACTTCGGGCGTAAGGTGCGTAACATCATCGACACCGATGCTTACAAGCAGGTGTTTCCTACGGTGTTCCTGGCCCAGGACAGCAAGTCTGCGGGTCGGTGGAATACAAATGTAGGGGGCGAATACTACGCCTGCGGCGTAGGTTCCGCGCTGGCTGGGCGCGGTGCGGATTTGCTTCTGGTGGACGACCCACATAACGAGCAGGACATCATCAACGGCAACTTTGAGGTGTTCGACAAGGCGTATGAGTGGTTTACATACGGTGCCCGTACGCGTCTCATGCCGGGTGGACGTGTTGCCATCATCCAGACCCGCTGGCATTTGAGTGACCTGACGGGTCGGGTGACCAAGGATATGGGGCAGAACCCCGACGCAGATCAGTATGAGGTAGTGGAGTTCCCCGCGTTGTTTGAACGCAATGGTGGTTCGCAGAGTGCGTTGTGGCCGGAGTTCTATGACGTCTCTGCCCTGCTACGGACCAAGGCGTCCATGCCGTTGTTCCAGTGGAATGCTCAGTACCAGCAGAACCCCACCGCCGAAGAAGCGTCGGTCATCAAGCGGGAGTGGTGGAACACTTGGGAAGGGGAGGACCCGCCCAGGTGCGAGTACGTCATCATGTCCTTGGACGCGGCAGCGGAATCCCACAACCGTGCTGACTTCACGGCGCTTACTACCTGGGGTGTGTGGTTCAACGATGAGGAAGATTGCCACAACATCATCCTGCTCAACAGTATCAAGAAGCGCTTGGAGTTCCCAGAATTGAAGGCGCTGGCGCTGGAAGAGTACAAACAGTGGGAGCCGGATTCGTTCATCGTTGAAAAAAAGTCCAGCGGTACGGCGTTGTATCAGGAGATGCGGCGCATGGGGTTGCCCGTGCAGGAATACACCCCACACAGGGGTTCCGGGGATAAACTTGCCCGACTCAACTCCGTAGCCGATATCGTCAAGTCCAAGCTGTGCTGGGTGCCACAAACCCGATGGGCTGAAGAGGTTGTGGAGGAGATTGCCGGGTTCCCGTTCATGTCGAACGACGACTTGGTGGACTCCACGGTGATGGCGCTGATGCGGTTTCGCCAAGGTGGGTTTGTACGCTTGCCTACGGACGAGCGGGAAGAACAACGGTACTTCAAGAGCAGCCGGCGTACTGCTTACTACTAAGGACAGATCATGGCTACAAACATCGACAGCGCACTCTCCCCGATGGACCCTATGCTCATGACGGACGAGCCCGCCATCGAGATTGAAATCGAGGACCCTGAAGCCGTAAACATCGGAATTGGTGGGGTCGAAATCGAATTAACGCCGGAAACCCCCACGGCAGAAGATTTTGACGCAAACCTCGCGGAGTTCATGGACGAGGGGGAGATGCAGTCCCTAGCGTCTGAGATCATTGCTTTGGTGGACGCGGACATCAACTCGCGCAAGGACTGGGCTGAAGCCTACGTCAAGGGGTTGGAAGTCCTGGGGATGAAGTATGAGGAGCGCACGGAGCCGTGGAACGGTGCTTGTGGTGCGTATTCCCCGCTGCTGACAGAAGCTGCAGTGAGATTCCAGTCAGAGTTGATCACGGAGACATTCCCGGCTCAAGGACCGGTTAAGACGCAGATCATCGGGGAGGAGACCCAGGAGAAGAAGGAAGCCGCGATACGCGTGCAGGACGACATGAACTTCCGTCTCACAGAAGAGATGGTGGAGTACCGGTCGGAGCACGAGCGGATGCTGTTCAACCTGGGCCTGTCGGGGTCCGCGTTCAAGAAGATCTACTTCGACCCCAGCCTTGAGCGTCCTGCTGCTCCGTTCATTCCCGCAGAGGACATGGTCATCCCGTACGGGGCGTCGAATATCTACAGCGCCGAGCGTGTAACCCACGTGATGCGTAAGACCGAGAACGAGATCAAGAAGCTGCAGGTAGAAGGGTTCTACCGTGAGGTAGAGCTTGGGGAGCCCGTGCGGATCTTCACGGACGTGGAGAAGAAGAAAGCCGAGGAGCAGGGGTACTCACTCACTGACGACGACCGGTATCAGATCCTTGAGGTGCATATTGACTGGAATATGCCTGGGGATGAGGACGAAGACGGTATCGCGCTCCCTTACGTTGTCACCATCGACCGGGGCACATCCACGGTTCTGGCTATTCGACGTAACTGGGACGAGTCGGATTCCCGCAGGCTCAAGCGCCAGCACTTTTCTCAGTACACGTACGTGCCTGGGTTCGGCCCATACGGCATTGGCTTGATCAACCTCGTGGGCGGGTACGCCCGTGCGGGTACGTCGATTCTGCGCCAATTGGTCGATGCTGGCACCCTGAGCAACCTGCCCGGTGGCTTGAAGAGCCGTGGGTTGCGTATCAAGGGCGACGACACGCCGATTGCTCCGGGCGAGTTCAGGGATGTGGACATCCCCAGCGGGACGGTCAAAGACAACATCATGGCCCTGCCGTACAAGGAGCCGAGTCAGGTTCTGGCGGTGTTGCTGCAGCAGCTTACCGATGACGGGCGGCGTCTGGCGGCTATTGCTGACCTGAAGATCAGTGACATGTCTGCCCAGGCCCCAGTGGGTACGACGCTGGCTATCCTTGAGCGTCAACTCAAGATCATGGGCGCTGTGCAGGCCCGGGTGCATGACAGCCTGAAGATGGAGTTCAAGCTCCTGAAGAAGGTTATCCGTGATTTCCTGCCACCGGACTATTCCTACACCCCAGAAGGCGGTGATCGGTCGGTCAAGCAGTCTGACTACGACCAAGTGGAGATCATCCCGGTCAGCGACCCTAACGCGGCCACTATGGCGCAGCGGATCATGCAGTACCAAGCTGCACTGCAACTCGCACAAGGGGCTCCGCAGATCTACGACATGCCGCAGTTGCACCGGCAGATGCTTGAGGTTTTGGGGATCAAGAACGCGGCCAAGTTGGTGCCTATCGAGGACGATCAGACGCCGAAAGACCCTATTTCCGAGAACATGGCGTTCTTGACGGGCAAGCCGACCAAGGCGTTTATCTACCAAGACCACGAAGCCCACATTGCGACACACATGGCCCTGATGAAGGACCCCATGATCATGCAGATGCTTGGGCAGAGTCCGATGGCGCAACAGATGATGGGAGCGATCATGGCCCACATTTCGCAGCACTTGGCGTTCAGCTACAGGGCCCAGGTGGAAGAGCAGTTGGGCGTGCCGTTGACCGCGCCTGATGCTGACTTGGATGAGAACACGGAAGTCCAGTTGAGTCGTCTCGTGGCGCAAGCCTCGCAACAGTTGCTGCAAAACAACATGCAGAAGGCCCAGGCACAGCAAGCGCAGCAGATGGCCCAGAACCCTGAAGTACAGATGAAGCAGGCCGAGCTGCAGTTGAAGGCCGAGGAGTTGCGGCGCAAGGAGGCTGACAGCCAGCGGGATTTCCAGATCGCTCAAGGCAAGCTGCAGATTGAACAAGCCCGGTTGGCGCTTGATGCCCAGAGAAAGCAGGGTGAGGACCCCCGCCTGAAGGCGGCTATGGCGCAGCAGGACATGCAACACAAGGAGCAGCTTCACCAGCAGAAGGTCAGGCAACAGACCCAAACAAGCCAGATGCGCATGCAACAGCAAGCGCAGCAGGCCGCACAACGCGCTGCACAGCCCAAGCCCAAACCCCAACCCAAACAGTAAGGACGAGTCATGGCTACCACTGCGTTTTCCGTGGTATTGAAAGAAATCGAAGAGCGGCGCGATGCACTCGCGCAGGTTCTCATCTCGGGTGCTTCAAAAGATTTCCCCGAGTACAAGTCGATGTGTGGAGAAATCCGGGGTCTTTCTCTAGCGCATTCCTTTATCACCGACCTCGTGCGAACTATGGAGCAAAATGACGATGAGTGAACTACTCCTGAGCGACGGCCAAAACACGACCGTGTTGCCGCAGACCGACGAAGAAAAGGCCCGACAAGTGCCTGATCCGGTGACTTACCACCTGCTGTGCGTACTCCCCAAGGCAGAAGAAGAGTATGAGAGCGGACTTGCCAAGGCGGGTCAGACCATGCACTTTGAAGAGGTAATGAGCCCGGTGCTGTTCGTGGCAAAGATGGGGCCAGACTGCTACAAAGATCCGCTGCGCTTTCCCAGTGGGCCTTCATGCAAAGTTGGTGACTTCGTGCTTGTCCGGCCTAACACGGGTACGCGGCTGAAGATCCACGGCCAAGAGTTCCGCTTGATCAACGACGATAGCGTCGAGGCGGTTGTGCAAGATCCCCGTGGCATCAAGCGCGGTTAAGGAGTAACTCATGCAAAACCACCAGCACGAAGAAACTTTTCGGTTCCCCGACGAAAAGCCGGAAGAGATTCAGGTTGAAGTTGAAGGCGAAACCGAGATTGAGGTTGTAGACGATACCCCCGAGGTAGACCGGGGCCGTACTCCGATGAAGGACCCCCCTGCGGAGGTCACGGATGAGGAGTTGTCGCAATACAGTGACAGCGTCAAGAAGCGCATCCAGCACTTCTCCAAGGGATACCACGATGAGCGCCGAGCCAAGGAAACCGCGTTGCGCGAACGCGAAGAAGCGCTACGTGCAGCGGTAGTATTGGCCGAGGAGAATAAGCGACTCAAGGCTACGGAGCGCAAGAAAATTGTCGATGCTGAGTTGGCAGACGCCAAACGCAAGCTCCAACAAGCGTATGAGACGGGGGATTCTGGACTTCTGATTGCAGCGCAGGATGCACTTGCCGCAGCAAAAATTGAAGAAGACAAACTGAAAAGCGGGGAAGGTTCTTTACAGCGCGAAGAAAGTGCGGTACAAACCCCTCCGGCAACTCAGTCGCCGCCCCAAGTTGATCAAAAAGCCCGTGCGTGGCAGCAAGCCAATCCGTGGTTTGGAGAGAACGAGGAAATGACGGCGGTTGCGTTGGCAGTACACAAGCAACTTGTGAGTTCGGGGGTAGACACGAACAGTGATGGGTATTACGACGCGATCAACACCCGCATTCGTAATCGTTTTCCAGAAGCGTTTTCCTCTGGAAAGACCCGGAAGTCTGTCGTATCCCCAGCCACGCGTAGCACAGCGCCCAAAAAGATCGTGCTGACGCAATCACAAGTGAGTATCGCCAAGCGGCTCGGACTGACCAATGAACAGTACGCCCGTGCGGTTGCGGAAGAAATGAGGAAACAAAATGGCTGAGAATAGAATTTCACGTGAATTGGACACCCGCGCAAAGGCTGAACGGCCTAAGCAGTGGATGCCTCCCCAACTCCTGCCCGATCCGAACCCGGAAGAAGGGTATGCTTTCCGTTGGATTCGCATCAGCACCCTCGGGAACAACGACCCGATGAACGTCTCCTCAAAACTCCGCGAGGGCTGGGAGCCCGTAAAAGCAAGCGAACATCCTGAGATTCAACTGGGTGGAGGCGGTTCAGGTCGCTTCCCCGACAGTATTGAAGTCGGTGGTCTGCTGCTTTGCAAAACCCCAAAGGAGTTCACTGAACAGCGTAATGCCTACTACCAGCGTCAAGCTGAAGGGCAGATGCAGTCGGTGGACAACAACTTCATGCGCGAGAGTGATGCTCGTATGCCGCTGTTCAAGGAACGGCGCAGCGAAGTATCGTTCGGACGCGGTTCTTAATTCAAGGAGTCTCTAAATGGGATACCCCACGCTAGACGGACCATACGGCTACAAGCCGGTCAATTTGATTGGCGGTCAGGTATTTGCGGGTTCTACTCGTGAGTACGCAGTCGCCTACAACTACGGCACTTCGATCTTCTTTGGTGATCCGGTCGTCATCACGAACGGTTTCGTCAACATCGCAACGCTGCCGATCAACACCACCAACACCACGGTCGGTGTCTTCATGGGCTGCTCGTACACCGATCCGGTGACCAAGCAGAAGCGCTTCAGCCAGTACTACCCTGCCAACACCCTGGCTGGTGACATCAAGGCAATCATCTGTGACGATCCTGATGCGGTCTTCCGTATTGCGGTTGTGACGGCTGCTGGTGTGACCACCATCGGTTCGGCGTCTCAGTTGACGGTTGGCGTGAACTTGGCTGGCTCCTCCACCACGGGCAATGCAGCGACTGGCAACAGCACGCTGGGTGTCGTGGGCGCTGCTGCCACCACCGCCAACGCGGGCTTCCGTGTCCTGAGTCTGGTTCCTGATACCCAAGTTGCTACCCAAGCGACTTATGTGTCCGGTTCTGGCTCGACTTCGGTTGTGGTGTCTGGCCTGACGGTTGGTCAAGTCCTGCCGATTGGCACGGACATCTACCAGTTGGTTGCCGCGACGGGTCAGCTCCAGTTCACTGGCGCTTCTCTGACCGCTGCGACCACGGTGACGACCACGGGCAGCACGACTTTGACGGTGACCAACTCGCCTGCCAACTCTGTGACTGGGCCTACCCTGGCTCTGATCCAGACTCCGGAAGTGCTGGCGAAGATCAACTTCAACGTCCATCGCTACAACATCGCCTAAGGAGCATTCATCATGGCAATTTCACGTGCCCAACTACTCAAGGAATTGCTCCCTGGTCTGAACGCTCTGTTCGGCATGGAGTACAAGCGCTACGGCGAAGAGCACAAGGAGATCTACGAGACCGAGTCCTCAGAGCGCTCGTTCGAAGAGGAAACCAAGCTCGCCGGTTTTTCCGCAGCCCCGGTGAAGAACGAAGGTTCGGCCATCCAGTACGACAACGCACAGGAAGCCTGGACCGCTCGTTACAACCACGAGACCATCGCTATGGGCTTCTCCATCACCGAAGAGGCGATGGAAGACAACCTGTACGACAGCCTGTCCGCTCGGTACACCAAGTCACTGGCTCGCGCCATGTCTTACACCAAGCAGGTCAAGGCTGCAGCAGTCCTGAACAACGGTTTCAACGCCTCCGTGGTCTACGGTGACGGTCAAGCCCTGTTCTCGACGGCTCACCCGATTGTCTCTGGTGGCACCAACAGCAACCGTCCCGCGACGGCTGCAGACCTGAACGAAACGTCTCTTGAAGCGGCTGTGATCCAGATCGCTGCTTGGACGGACGAAAAGGGCCTGCTGATTGCTGCCAAGCCCCGCAAGCTGATCGTTCCGCCTGCTCTGCAGTTCGTTGCTACCCGTCTGTTGGAAACCAGCCTGCGCGTTGGCACCACCGACAACGACATCAACGCCCTGAAGAACAACGGCTCGATCCCGGAAGGCTACACCATCAACCACTTCTTGACCGACACCAATGCTTGGTTCTTGAAGACTGATGTGCCCAACGGTCTGAAGCACTTTGTTCGCGTGCCTCTGGGTACGTCAATGGACCAAGATTTCGACACCGGGAACAACCGCTACAAGGCGCGAGAGCGCTACAGCTTTGGTGTGAGCGACAGTTTGGGTGTGTACGGTTCGCCGGGCGCATAACCCAACAAAATCAAGCACTTAGCGCGATTGAGAGGCCCCTTCGGGGGCCTTTTCTTTTTCCTATTGACACACGGCGTGTGTTGGGTGTAGCATTATGGCTCTCGAAACCTGTAACGGAGCACCCATGAAAGAGCCAGTTATTTACAAAATTCGCAACGTGGTCAACGGTAAGTTTTATGTTGGAAGCACTACAAGCACCCGAGAACGCTTTCGTAACCACAGAAAAATGTTGCGCGGCAACCGTCATCATTGTTTGCACCTTCAGGCCTCATGGAACAAATACGGAGAGGACTGCTTTAAGTTTGAGGTTGTTGAAACAGCAGTGTCTGAAGAAATGCTTTGGCAAGTTGAAGATCGGTGGCTGGATGAAAATTTCGGCAAGCCGCACTGTTACAACTCAGGGAGATCTGCTGCTGCGCCAATGAGAGGCCGCACAGGAGAACTTAGCCCCAATTACGGGCGTGTTTGGGGGCAGGAGTTCAAAGACAGAGTTTCTGATGGCGTCAAAGCTCTTTATGCCGCAGACCCGTCCAGTCACCCAAGACTTGGTAAACAGCACACAGAGGAAACAAAAGCAAAGATTAGTGCCAAGGTTCAACAGGCTGTAGCAGAAGGGCGTGGCGGAGCGTTTATACCCTCCGACGAGACTCGTCAGAAGATGTCAGACGCGCTTAAGGGTAACCAAAACGCCCTTGGCTACAAGCGAACTGACGCTGAACGCGAGGCTATCCGTCAACGGACGCTGGGCAACAAGAACTTCCTTGGCAAAACCCACACTGAGGCGTCCAAGGAAAAGATGCGCAAGAAGGTGCTGGAGCAGACCTCAGGACAGTTGTTTGACAGCCTGACCGCTGTGCTGACGCACTACCAAATGACCATGCCCACGTTGCGCCGTGCTTTGGTCTCCGGCAAACCAATTGGCAAGGGCAAGTTTACGGGGCTTGTGTTTGTTTACGCTTGACTCCCCCACCCCGCTATGCTACCCTGCTACAAACCTAGACCTTCACGCTTGCCGACCGACTAGGCGGACTTCTCCTCAGAGACGGCAAGAGCAGATTGAGGACAAATCATGGGATTTTCTACGCTCTCTGGCCCGGTTCGCATGGGCACCCAACGCTACGGCGCTGGCACGAACACCGGCCTGCCGGTTCTGACCCAATCCACCAACGTGCCGTTCTCTGCGATGGCTACATCGCCCACGGCGCAGAACCTGTTCACGCTCCCGGCAGGTGCCAAGATCCTGCGCTTCACGGTTGAGAAGACCACTGCCATCTCTGGCGGCTCGGTCACTGCGGTGAATACGACCTTTGGCAAGGTTGGCACTGCCAATGCGTTCCAGACCACGATTGACATCGGTCTGACCACGGCTCAAACCGCTCGGGCGACTCTGGACGCTGCGCTGGTTTCTTCGGCCACCGACAACATTGGTACGGCGGATGTGGTGGTGACGGGTACGTTCACTGCGGCGGGGGGTAACCCCACGGCGGGTGCGACTGTGGTGACGGTGGAATATATCCAGCGTGCAGACAACGGCGCTCAGGCACCGACCACGTTCCAGAACTGATGAACCCAGCCCCGCTTCGGCGGGGTAGTCTTTTGGGGGCCGCATGGCAAAGACCAACTTTAGTCCGACGTTCCCGATGTTTCCGGGGGACGCCGCTGCAGTCACGCCCAGTGACACGAACAACCTGCGTGAGCCTTCGGTGATCTTTGTGGGCACCACGGGTTCGCTGCGTGTGTTGACGGCTCAGGGCAGTGATGTGACGTTTGCTGCTGTCCCGGGCGGCACGGTGGTGCCGTTGCAGGTGATCCGCGTGTTTGCGTCTGGTACGTCCGCTACCAACATTGTCAGGATTTTCTGATGTCGTTCGGGTTTGGCTTCGCGCTTCCTGCGTACCCGTTGCGTGGTGGCACGGGGAACAACCCGTTCAATCAGCTTGGCCCGACGTTGGACCTGTCTTTTGCGGGGGTGGTGACTGACCTAACCGACCCAAACGGGTACACGCTCAACACCGATTTCATCATCCCGCAGTATCAGATTGCTGCTCAATATGTAGTTTGGGAGACCGGCGTGGGACTCGTAGACAAAACCTTCTCGCAGATCATCACCTTTACCCGTGCATCGACGGCTACCTACTTCGACTCTGCCGGCGTGTTGCAGAGCGCCGCCATCGACGCCCCCCGCCTGGACTACAACCCGAGCACGCTTGCTGCGCAAGGCTTCTTGATTGAGGAGGCGAGGACGAATTCACTGCCGCGCAGCGAAGAGTTCAGTGATGCAAGCTGGACAAAGGGCGGGGCTACCGTAACTGCTGATTCAACGACAGCGCCCAGCGGGACAGCCACGGCAGACACGCTTGTTGAAGACACCTCAACCGGGCAGCACCGCGTTTATCGGTCGGTATCTGGCACGACAAACACAAACCCATATACCTACTCAATCTTTGCCAAGGCCAGCACACGAACTCGTGTCTACGTTGGTATTGCAGAGGGGACTACGTTTGTTCGCCAAGGAAATGCTGTTTTTGATTTGTCGGCGGGCATTGTTGTGAGTGCAGGGGGCGGAAGCGGAGGTGCTACCGGAGGTTCAGCAACAATTCAAAACGTCGGCAACGGCTGGTATCGCTGCACTTACACGCTGACCCTTGGCGGCACGGACACGACTATCTTTGGCGACATCAACTTAGTCAGTACAGGCACAACGATCAGCTACACCGGAAATGGAACAGCAGGCCTGTTCATCTGGGGCGCTCAACTCGAAGCCGGAGCCTTCGCCACCAGCTACATCCCCACAACGACAACGGCACTGACGCGCTCTGCTGACGTTGCCAGCGTGAATACGTTGTCGCCTTGGTATAACGCGACGGCTTCGACGCTTTACACCGAGTTCAACACTCCTGTGCCAACTACGGTAACAAACTCCGCAGTTGTTGCTGGGTATGACGATGGAACTGCAAACAATCGGTTCTCAAACTTTTATACGTCAAACACAGGTGCTGTAAACACTATCCAAGTGACCGGTGGCGCAACAAACTACACAATCTCCGCTGTCACTGGGCTGGCGCTTTCCAACGTGCAAAAGCAGGCAACACGCTTTCAGGCGGGGAGCTATGCGTCATCCGCAAACGGCGCGGCGGCGGTAACGGACTCGTTTGCTTCTGCACCGCCTACAGTCAACACGCTAAGGTTCGGTCTGCGCCCAAGTGGCACTCAAGCAAATATGTGGCTTCGCAGGGTGACTGTGTATCCACGCGGCCTCACAAACCTAGAACTGCAAACGATCACGCTGCCAGCGGGTGCGACGATTACCACGCAAGACTACTCGTTTGATTCCAACTTCACCGGCAACACGGTTGCTATCGGGTCGTAAGGAGCGAAGGCATGCCAACCGTAACCACATACCCAGGCGTTTTTGGGCCTTACAGCCCGATCACCTTCACCCGTGCCAGCACGGCCACGTACTTCGACAGCACGGGCACCCTGCAGAGCGCAGCCATTGACGCTCCACGCCTGGACTACAACCCCAGCACGCTGGCGGCTCAGGGGCTGCTGATTGAGGAGGCGAGGACGAACAGCATCCGCAACAACACCATGGTGGGTGCGGTAGCTGGGACGCCGGGGACGCTGCCGACGAATTGGACTACAAGCCTTGCTGGAGGCGTATCAAGGGAAATTGTTGGTATTGGAACTGCAAACGGCATCAACTACATTGACATCCGTATTTTTGGAACAACCACAAACACAAACCTTGCGCTCAATCTTGTGCTTGAAGGAAATACAATTGCTGCTGCGGTTGGACAAGTTTGGACAAGCAGTGCTTGGGTGTCTCTTGTCGGCGGCACTACTACAGGAATAACTAACGTATACCTTACTCAGACTGAAAGATCCTCCGGTGGTACAGATTTAGCGTATTTAAATGGAACAAGCTTTCTTTCAACAATAAATTCAAATGTACGCAGAACATATTCTCCAACTTTAAGCAACGCATCCACTGCTTTTATTGTTCCGTCACTTTGGGTAACGCATACAGGTATTGGAGCGGCTGTTGACTTCACCTTGCGCATCGGCCTTCCCCAGCTAGAGCAGGGCGCGTTTGCCACCTCCGTCATCCCCACCACCACCACCGCGCTGACCCGTGCCCAAGACCGTGCTGTAGTCAATACGATCAGCCCTTGGTACAACAGTGTGGCTGGCACCATTTACGCGGAGTTCTCGCTCACTTTGCCTGCGTCTGGGGGTAATCAGTTTTTTACGCAAACTAGCGATAATAGTTATAACAATCGTATTGTTAATAACATTAGTTCTACTGCTTTTCCAAATACCTCGACAGTGTCTGGCGGCACATCTGACGGATTTGCTTCTACAGCCGGTGCAGTAACGGCAAACACAACAGTAAAAGTCGCTGCGGCTTATGCGTCAAATGATTTAGCGATTTCTTTGAATGGCGGAACTGTAGCCACTGACAACACGGTAACCATTCCAAGTGGACTAACGCGCTTTGATCTTGGTTCGGATCACTTGGGTTTCAACAACGTCAAAGCAGGCTACCTCCGCCGCATAACCTACTACCCCACGCGGTTGTCCAACGCCCAGTTGCAGGCCATCACAGCATGACCCACTTCCTACGCGGATTCCTAGACGGCTTGGCGTTGATGCCGCTGGTGCGCTGGATCAGGAAACGCAAATGACCTACGACCCCTTCGACCCATTCAACGAGGTGCCCATGTACCACGATACCTTCCTGAAATTCGCTGACGAAGCCGAGGCCAACGCGGCGCTGTTCACCGAGCAGACCAACGTGCAGGGCGATGTGGTCGAGACGGTGCTGGTGCCCAAGTACGCGGCGGTGGATGTCGTTGGCACCATCTACAAGCCCACGGGCAAGGTGCTGCCTGCTGAGGACGAAAGCGGCGAAGCGGTGGATGAGATGGCTCCGATTGACGGCTGGCATGTCAACGTGCGCCACACCGACGAGGCCCCGGAGTTGGCACCGTACCAAGTATTTCCGGTAACGCCTGCGAGAATGTGGGCCTGATCATGGCTAAGTCGCCTGCTTGGACCCGGAAGGAAGGCAAGGCAGAATCAGGCGGTCTGAACGCCAAGGGCCGTGCCAGCTACAACAAAGCCAACCCCGGCAAGCCTGGGCTGAAAGCGCCGCAACCCGAAGGTGGCCCGCGCCGAGATTCGTTCTGCGCCCGGATGAAGGGTATGAAAGCCAAGCTCACCAGCGAGAAGACGGCCAAAGATCCGAACTCTCGTATCAACAAAAGCCTGAGGGCATGGAAGTGTTGAGATGGAAGCGACAATACTCTGGAACCTCGTCCTGACCATCCTGATCGGTGCAGTGGCGTTCTTCATGTCCTCCAAATTCCGGGAGCTTGACCGCATATCTATCCTGCTCAACCGCACGCGGGAAGAGATTGCCCGTGACCACATCACGCGGTCTGAGTTCCGGCAAGACATGAAAAGTCTCTTTGAGCGTTTTGATGCCATAGAGAAAAAATTGGACAATCTGCGTGAGCGCAAGCGGGAGATAGACTGATGGCCTCTCAAAAAGAAGATGGTGATATTCAAGAAATACACCCAACAGAAGTTTATAAACCTCCCGTTAAAAAACTGGATGCGAAAGAACGTGCGCTAAAAGTTTTGAAAAATTGGAGGGGCTCTCCAACAGCATTTAACCCTGCAGTTGGCGCTTACACAGATATGGCGTATGAGGCATATAAAAAGTTAACCGGCAATGCTCCGCTGGAAGACTTGTCGGATAAAGTGCGAAGGGCAGCAAAAGACACCCCCAAAATGGCAACAGAAAAATTTGCTGCTGGTGGTAAAGTCCGCCAAATTGACGGCTGCGCACAGCGCGGAAAGACCAAAGGGCGGGTGGTGTAGTGCCCCTTAAGTCGGAAGCTCAAAAACGGTTCATGTATGCCTCTCTCGCTGGCAAGACGGATGTCCCGCCTAGCGTAGCGAAGAAGTTTGTCGGGCCAGAGGCCCATAAGGAGTCTGAGATGGCTGAGTCGAAGAAGATGATCGGTAAGGAGTTGGCCTTCATGAAAAAGAAGGGCGCTCCGAAGTCCATGATCAAGCACGAGATGGCCGAGGCCAAAGGTAAGGGTTACGCCCGAGGCGGCGGCATCGAGTCCAAGGGTAAGACCAAGGGCAAGATGGTCAAGATGGCAATGGGCGGCAAAGCCTGCTAAGAGGTAAATCATGGACTACGCAGCCGAAGCTAAACGAGAAGTTGGTTCTCTCAGGAAGCGCTACCCCGAGAAGCCGCCTGCAGGCATCCGTGCCGAGTTGGACGCCATGAAGCAGGAAAAGGCCAATGAGGCTGGCATGAAGGTCCATGAAGGCCGCAAGCTCGCCAAAGGCGGCTCCGTCAAAGGCGGCGGCTGTGAGCAGCGTGGCCTGAGAAAGTGCAAGGTGATGTAAGTGCGTGCATCACGCGGTATGGGTGCCATCCGCCCGGAACTCAAAGGCAAGGTCAAGAAGCGCCGTGACAACACCGACTTTACCGAGTACGCCGAGGGCGGCGAAGTTGGCCTCTACGCCAACATCAATGCCAAGCGCAAACGGATTGCCGCAGGATCGGGCGAAACCATGCGCAAGCCGGGTGCTCCCGGCGCTCCTACTGCCAAAGCGTTTAAGCGTTCCGCAATGACGGCGAAGTGAAATGACAACCTCCGGCACCACTACATTTGACATGGATCTCAACGAGTACGTTGAGGAAGCCTTTGAGCGCTGTGGTGCGGAGCTTCGCACGGGTTATGACCTGAAGACCGCACGGCGGTCCATGAACCTGCTTTTTACAGACTGGGCCAACCGGGGGATTAACCTTTGGACGGTAGAGCAAGGATCGCAAGTCTTGACACCCGGTACAAATACGTACACCCTTCCTGCCGACACGGTGGATCTTCTTGAGCATGTGATCCGCACAGGTGCGGGGAACGTCTCCACGCAGACAGACCTGACTATCACGCGCATCTCGGTCTCCACCTACTCCAGCATCCCGAACAAACTGCAACAGGCAAGGCCGATCCAGATCTGGATCAACCGCCAAGCGCCCGCGCCGCAGTTCACGGTGTGGCCCACGCCCGACAACTCGCAGACCTACACGCTGGTCTACTGGCGGCTGCGCCGCATACAGGACGCTGGTGCCGGTGGCACGTACACGCAGGACATCCCGTTCCGCTTCTTGAATGCTTTGGTCGCCGGTCTTGCATACTACCTGTCCATGAAGATCCCAGGCGCGATGGAAAGAATGCAGGTATTGAAGGCTCAATATGACGAAGCTTGGGACCTTGCCTCGACGGAAGACCGTGAGAAGGCTGCGGTGCGGTTTGTGCCGCGCCAGATGTTTATAAGCTGAGGTTCGTTATGCTCGACTTAAACATCAACGAAATAAAAAGACCTAATGGAGCTATTGGCTTCCAAGGTGTAGATGCGGAAAACATTCGTAGTATTTTAAAAAATGTAGCAAAGCTGCCCATACCAGAAAATGCTTCAATGCGTGAGATGGTTGATATTTTTAAACAAAACCCAGAAGCACAAAATAAAGTAAGAAGTTTAATGCTCAAACAACCTTTAGAAGGTTTTGAGCTACCTGATGGAACAATCTCCATAAAAGACGGGCATCATCGTGCGTTTTTGTTAAACCAAGTTGGCGACAAGACGTTGCCTGCAAGTATAAAAGACTACACCGGCCCATCAAAACCAAAAGCCGTTGGCAAAGCAGGTATTGCTGCAGCCCTAGCCGGTGGCGCTGGTGCGGCCAGCGCAGGAGACCTTCGCCGTGCAGCGGGGGATGTGGCCGAATCGTTTTTGCCGCTGGGGGTAACACCATCTACACTGGCCCCAGGTACACTGACGCCCGAGCAACGCGCCGCTTCTGATGCGGCGACACAACGTAAACGCCAGCAGGAAGAAGCAGCCAAGATGAAGGCCCAGGCGTTGCTGCGTACAGGTGTGCCAATGCCAGATGAGTACCGCCAAGGCGGTCGGGTCAGGATGATCTGACATGGCTAACAGGTTTGCAAACGGCGCAAAGGCATTCGGTTTCTGCGATGTCTGTGGGTTTCGTTTCGACCTGAAGAAGCTGAAAAATTTGGTCGTCAAGACAAAAAACACACAAATCCGTTCGTGTCCTTCGTGCTGGAGTCCTGATCATCCACAACTCCAATTGGGCATGTATGAAATTTCGGACCCCCAGGCCATCCGAGATCCTCGTCCAGACACAAACACTTGGTACGCCTCGGGCCAAACGGCTATCGGGTCTATTGGTGAAGGCAGCAGAGTGATTGAGTGGGGCTGGGCACCTGTAGGCGGGTCCAGCGGGTTTGATGCGCCCTTGACGCCAAACGCCTTGGCACCACAGGGTTTAGTAGGTACAGTCACGGTGTCCGTGACCTAAGGAGCGATGATGAAAGATGTCCACAAGCACGAGCGTGCAATGCACCCAGGTAAGCCGCTGACCAAGTTGGCAAAGGGCGGCAAAGCCTTCAAAAAGGGCGGCCCCACCACCGATGACCGCATGCGCCTGGGCAAGAATATGTCCCGCGCCATGAACCAGAAGACGGGGTGAGCCATGAAGACCAAGAAACTTGCTCCTGCCAAGTCCAGCTATCCCCAAGGTGCTGAGAACCCCCGTGACCTGTGCATGGTGGTTGGGAACTCCTCCAAGGAGGTTGCTCCCCCGGCCAAAACCTCTGGCGTGAAGATGCGCGGTGCTGGTGCGGCTACCCGTGGCTTCATGGCCCGTGGGCCGATGGCGTGAGGTAAACAGTGGCGCTCTCGTACTCGCAGCTTCAAGCTGCCGTGGAAGATTATTGCGAAAATACGTTTTCCGCGACAGATTTCGGGGTTATGACCGGGCTGGCTGAGCAACGTATTTACAACGCTGTTCAGTTGCCGATCCTTCGTAAGAACGTCTTGGGCACTTTGACAATTGGTAACCAATACCTCTCAGCGCCACCGGACTTCTTGTCGGTTTTTAGTCTCGCGGTTGTAAACGGCTCCAGTTACGAGTTCCTTCTGAACAAAGATGTGAACTTTATTCGGGAGTCGTTTCCAAATCCTGCATCTACCGGAGTGCCAAAGTATTACGCGCTGTTTGGACCGAATTCTGTGACCCCCACGGAGCAGACGTTTATTCTTGGCCCAACGCCAAGCGCAGCGCTGGTAACGGATCTGAACTATTTTGGATACCCCGAGAGCATCGTGACAGCCACCAATACATGGCTTGGCGACAATTTTGACAGCGTGCTGTTCAACGCGGTACTGGTCGAAGCTGCCCGGTTCATGAAGCAAGAGCCTGACATCGTGGCCGAGACGGACAAGCAGTACGTGCAATCCCTGACGCTGCTGAAGAACCTGGGTGATGGTAAAAATAGGATGGATGCGTATCGTAGCGGGCAGGTAAGAACGCAGGTGATCTGATATGGCTATTGTTCAAACGCAGACCACCAGCTTCAAGGCGGAACTATTCACAGGCACGCATGTGTTTGGGACGGACACGTTCAAACTTGCCCTGTATGCTTCAACTGCGGACCTTGGTGCGGCCACGACGGTCTACACAACTTCCAGTGAGGTGCCCGCAAGCGGCACTTACGCGGCTGGCGGCGGGGTATTGACAGGCGTGTTGGTCTCCAGTTCTGCCACGACGGCTTGGGTGACGTTTGACAATATCTCGTTCACATCTGCCACGATCACTGCCCGTGGAGCGCTGATCTACAATTTCAGTAAAGGCAACAAGAGTGTTGCGGTGCTGGATTTTGGCTCTGACAAAGTGGTAGCAGGCGGCACGTTTACAGTGCAGATGCCCATTGCAAACGCAAGCAACGCATTGATTCGCATCGCATAAGAGGTAAGAAATGGCAAATGCAATTTATCCGAAGTACAAGGAAACCATCCTTGGAGCAGCGACGAACACCAATCTGCTGTCTGGCACGGTGAAGGTTGCTCTGGTTGATACAGGTACATACACCTACTCTGCGGCGCATCAGTTTCTGACTTCACTGACTGGCGTGGTTGGGACGGCTCAGACGATTGGTGCCACCAAGACTGTGACCGATGGTGTATTTGATGGTGCTGATGTGACCTACACCTCGGTGACTGGCAACTCGGTTGAGGCGCTGGTCATTTATGTTGACACTGGTTCGTCGGCAACTTCGCCGCTCGTTGCATATATTGACACCGGAGTAACGGGTTTGCCAGTCACGCCTAATGGCGGCAATATCAGCATTACGTGGAACGCCAGCGGTATCTTTGCGCTGTAAGGTATGTCTCTCCCAAATGACTCAATCGCCGTCACCCCTGGCTCGGGGGCGACGGTGGCCACACAACTGGTGTCCTCCAAGGAGTACCAAGTGGTCATGCTGGCGCTGCCAGACGGGCACCTGAGTGGCAGCCTGCCGCAGTACCGCATGATCTGCCCCGCGCAGGCGGTGGGTGCCAACAAGGTGTTTTTGGACCTGTTCAACGCCACCGGAAGCGGGGTTTCGCTGCGCGTGCTGTCCGCGTACTGTTACGTGGACAACGACACGGCAGTGACGGGCACCTTGGGGGTTGAGGTCAACCTGACGCGCACCACGGCGGTAGGAACGGGCGGCACCGCGGCTACTGCCGATGGCACCTCGCTGACCGCCATCACCATCAGCAAGATGGATACCGCTAACGCTGCGCTGTCGGCCAACATCACGGCCCGTTCTGCTCCCGGTGGTGGAGCAACGGCTGGCGCTCTGATCGGACAGCGGTTTGTGTTCACCGAGGAGACCAACGCCGCCAGCGGCATTGCTGGGGTCTTGGGAGCGGAGTTTGTCCGCAACGAGGGCGCGGACTTGATCGTGCGCGAGAACACCGGCCTGCGGTTTGTACAAGGCTCTGTGGCGTCTGTAGGCAGTCTGTCCTTCGAGATCACCTTCGAGGTGTTCTAAATGTCGTTGCTACTGCTGTTTAGAGACAGCGGAAGCGGACCAGCGACACAGGTCCTAACTCCGGACCTGTACAACAACACCCAGACCTTTTACGGTCCAACGGTCACGCGTGGTACGGTCACGCTGACTCCGGCGCTGTTTACAAACAGCAACAGCCTTTTCTCTGCTACGGTCAGCGCAACAAACACGTTGACCCCGGCGCTGTACACGAACACTAACACGTTCTTTGCAGCAACGGTTTCTCAAGGCGGAGCAACTCAGACCCTTTCGCCTTCGCTGTTTACGAACAGCAATGAGTTCTTCAGCCCGACAGTAGCTCGTGGCACGGTAACGCTGCAACCGGCTCGGTACGATAACGCACAGAGCTTCTTTGTCCCCACCATTACTCGTGGCGCAGTTGCCCTTACCCCTGCACGCTACGACAACGAACAGACCTTCTACGGCCCGACAGTAGCTCGTGGCGCTGTCACACTTACTCCCGCCCGTTACGACAACGCGCAGAGCTTCTTTTCAGCCACCTTGACGCAGGGCACGGTAACGCTCCAACCGGCTCGATACGACAACAGTCAAAGTTTCTTTGCGTCCACGGTCACGACAAGCAGCACGCTGAACCCGGTAAGGTACGACAACGAGCAGGTGTTTTTTGCCCCGGTAGTCAGTGACGCGTATATCCTGACCCCTGCAAGATTCGACAACCCGCAGGAGTTTTACGCCCCTGTAGTTGCCGACACGTACACAGTAACCCCGGAACGGTACGACAACAGCCAGAACTTCTACCCGGCAACGGTTGATGGCGGCAACGTCGTTACCATAGTTTTGACTGGCGTGCAAGCCGTTGGGCTGTTAGGATACGTAAACGTCTGGGGGCTGACCCCTGGCCCACCAATTTTGGAGTGGGATGCTGTAGAAGATGCGCAAACGCCAAACTGGGCCGCAGCGGGTACAGTTCAAACACCTGGGTGGCTCCCACCATCAACGACTCAAGTCCCCGGATGGGCGCTTGTGACAGACACGCAAAACCCCAACTGGCAATAAATTATGGCCTCATACACCACAAGCCTTCGACTGGTACAGCCTGCCACCGGGGAATACTCGGGCACCTGGGGTACTCAGGTCAACAATGGCCTGACCGCGCTGGTTGATACGTCCATTGCTGGAACTGCCAGCATCACAATGACGGCGGCGAACTACACGCTGTCCAACAACAACGGTGCCTCAGACGAAGCACGGGCCATGTTCCTTGTGCTTGGGGGGACTCCAGGGGCTTCGTTTAACGTCATCTGCCCTGCGGTCAGCAAGCTGTACTTCGTGACCAACAGCACTGGTCATGCGCAGACGGTGAAGACCTCTGCCGGGTCAGGTATCTCTGTGCCCAACGGGGCATCGATGACGCTGCGGTGCAACGGCACTGACGTTGTTGTGGCTCAGAACTACTTCGGCTCTCTGACGCTGGGCGCGGCTTTACCGGTGGCTTCGGGCGGTACGGGTGCGGCTACGTTGACTGGGTATGTAAAAGGTGCCGGAACCAGTGCTTTTACTGCTTCTGCAACGATACCTGTTGCGGATTTGTCAGGAACACTTCCCGTTGGGAATGGCGGTACTGGTGCTACCACGCTGACCGGAGTGTTAAAAGGCAATGGCGCATCGGCGTTTAGCGCTGCAGTTGCAGGCACGGACTATGTGACGCCAACAGGGTCGGAAACTCTGACCAACAAAACGCTGACCAATCCTTCGGTAAACAACTACACCGAGGGTGTAGTTGCAATTGGTACTGTCACCACCTCACACACTTTTGTCCTAACTTCAGGCACGGTTCAAACGGCCACACTCACGGCGTCTACTGCCTGCACGTTCACAATGCCAACCGCTACAGCGGGCAAATCTTTTGTGCTACTGCTCAAACAAGCCGCTAGCACGGGTAATGGGTCTGCCACATTTACTGGAGTTAAGTGGAGCGCTTTAGGTGCCCCAACAATTACTTTAACCGCTGGCAAAATGGATATCCTTAGTTTTGTTTCAGACGGAACTAATTGGTATGGATCTTATGCTCAGGGATACACACCGTAATGTTTGCAGCTAAAAATTTATTTTTAGTTGGCGCTAATTTGCCGACAGGTCAACAGGCTTATACAACGCCTGGATCATACTCATGGACTGCCCCTGCGGGCGTTACGTCTGTTTGCGTAGTTTGTGTTGGCGGCGGCGGGGCAGGATTTTATAACACCTCCACTGATTATGCTGGGGGCGGTGGTGGTGGACTGGGATGGAAAAATAATATAGCAGTTATCCCTGGAAATTCTTACACCGTAGTTGTTGGTAGCGCAACCGGGGCGAGTTCTTTTATAAGCACAGGTACTGTTTTGGGGGGCGCGGGAGGAAATGGGGCATCTGGTACTGCAGGAATTGGAGGCACGTATACAGGTGACGGCGGTGGAAACGGTGGCGACGGCGCGACATACGCATTTATACCTTCTCCTTTCCCAAGCCTAGCTGGCGGCGGTGGTGGCGGAGCAGGTGGGTATAGCGGTAATGGGGGTTCTGCGGCAAGTAATGGCGGGAATGCCGGTAGCGGCGGCGGCGGCAGTGGTGGTGGCCCGGATTATGGATACAACGGTAATGATGGTGGGGGCGTAGGTATTTTGGGCCAGGGCTCAAGTGGCGCAAATGTTGACGGGTATCCATCTGGAATTCCGCCCTATGCTGGAAATCCAGGCTCTGGTGGAACCGGTAAAACCTATGGTGGTGGGCAAGGCGCCGCTACATCTGGTGGAGCAGGGACTGGTGCTGTAAGGATCATCTGGGGTATCGGACGCGCTTTCCCGTCAACTAATACAGCGGATCTGTAATGGAAATTCCTAAGCTCACCCCGGTTGTTCAGTTCTGCACTGCTGCGTTTGCACTGGCGGTGGGGGGCTTTACGGCCAAGATCAAAGAACTTGTAGAGGTCTAAATGGAGCCCGATCCCATCAAACTCCTGAAGGTCCAAGCTCAAGTTGAGCTTGATCGTCTTGAGGCGCAAGCCACTGCAAGAGAAGTGGCGTCTAAATCCATTGGCAAACAAGCCTTGGCGTGGATCTTCCTGCTGGTCTTGGTGGGTGTAGGTTCTAGCTTCATGCTTGCCCCCGAGGCGCTGGCTCCGGTAATCGGTCTTGTAGCTACAGCCACAATGGCTCTGATCCAAATGGTTTCAGGGATCGTTACCGAGACCAAGAAGGAAGAGAAGCCTGAGGTTGCCATCATCCGTGAGTTGATTGCTCGGCTTGACCAGCGAGAGCCTCCGATGCGCGTTGATGTGGCAGATGGCAAAGTCACAGTCTCCAAGGGAGATGACAAAGTAACAACGGGAGCCTGACATGCTGTCTCTTCTTTCCACCCTCGGTGGCCTGTTGATCTCGGGCTTGCCCAAGCTGCTGGACTTCTTCCAGAACCGTGCGGACCAGAAGCATGAACTGGCGCTTGCCCGCGTTCAAACAGAGCGGGAACTGCAACTCGCTGCCCAAGGTTTTGCCGCCCAAGCTCGGATGGAAGAGATCAGGACCGAGCAGGTCCAGATGCAGACTGAAGCCTCCATGACAGAGAGGGCTCTGGAGCATGATGAGAAGGTGCTGGAGAAGGCATCTCGTTGGGTGGCGAACTACGTTGGGACTGTGCGTCCGACCGTAACCTACATCTTCATCTTTGAGCTTGTAGCCATCAACGCAGCTATTGCTTGGTATGCGTTTAACCAGCCTGGGCTGATCAAGGATGTGGACAGCCTGATCCGCGTGACCGCTGTGATCTTCTCTGAAGACGAAATGGCGATGCTCGGCGGGATTATTGGGTTTTGGTTCGGGACGCGGAGTTGGAGCAAGAAGTGAAGTTACTCTTCGGCCAGACTCGCCCAGCGTTTGCCTTTTTCGATAAGGTAGATGGTGGAGGCGTGAACGCCAGCAATGATTGCCAAAGAGTTAGCGGAGACGCCGGCACGAAGAGCGCGTCGGATATGAATCACTTGCTGTTGGGAGAGCTTGTGCCCAGGAGCATTTTCTCCTCGCAAGTCAACAAGCCCCGTGGCCCATTGATGTTTGGTGTTCTCCGAAGGAGTTACCCACTCAAGGTTTTCCGGTCTGTTGTCCAGTTTGTTTCCGTTGATGTGGTTGACCGTCAGCCCATCCACAAAACCGGGCACAAAAGCCAGGGCAACCAACCTGTGAACAAAAACTTTTGGACGTATGTCGCCAAGTTTTGCAGAGACAACGTGGTATCCGTTGCTGCTGACCCACGGACGAATCTCTGTGGCTTGACGAACGCTGGTAAAAGACTGCTGTTTGCCATTTCTAGTTCTAATAGATGTGGTAACAATCTCTGGTCGAAAGATGCTGGCATCCTCGCGGACAAGCCACTCAATGCCTTTTTCGGTAACGGGTATTTGCTTCATGCTGTCAATGGTACAGTAGGACACGGGTAGAGGCAAGCCATGCGCTTATCCGACAAGGGCAAAGGGTTAATTCAGTTTTACGAGGGTTTCCGTAACCGGCCATACTTGTGTTCGGCGCAGGTCTGGACGGTGGGCTGGGGAAGGGTTCTGTACCAAGAGCAGATCAGGCTTCCTGTCGCAAGGGTAGGCGATTACACTGGGGTCATCCGCAAGGAGTACCCGCTGCGCCCAGAGGACAACCGGGTCTGGAGCCGAGATGAGATTGAAGAGCTTTTCAGCCAGGATGTCGCATCTTTTGAGCGTGGTGCTCTTCGACTGTCTCCTAATCTGGCTGATCGTCAAGGCGCATTTGACGCTGTTGTTTCTTTTAGTTTCAACGCCGGGTTAGGCAACTACCAGCGAAGCACCATCCGCATGAAGAACAACCGGGGTGACTTTGAAGGCGCAGCCGACGCGTTCATGGCCTGGACCAAGGGCGGCGGCAAAGAATTGCCTGGGCTGGTAAAGCGCCGCAAAGATGAACGTGCGCTGTTTTTGGGGTAACCATGCCGTTGAAGAAACTTCTCCCCGCACCCGGCGTAAACCGTGAGAACACGCGCTACACGAACGAAGGGCGTTGGTACTCCTGCGACAAGGTTCGGTTCCGCCAAGGTACGCCGGAAAAGATTGGCGGTTGGCAGCAGGTAAGCAACGAGCAATTCCTGGGGGTCTGCCGCTCTCTTTGGCCTTGGGCAGCACTGGGTGGGCAGACATATGTTGGTATCGGCACCAACTTAAAATATTACATTGCCCTTGCTGGTGGTGGCGCGTACAACGATGTCACACCTATTAGGGCGGTAACCGCCCCCGGCGATGTATCTTTCTCCGTCACTGTTGGGTCAAACATAATGACCGTGACAGATGTAAACCACGGCTGCGTTACAGGCGATTTTGTAACTTTTAGCGGAGCCACTGGGTTTGGTGGAAACGTAACTGCGGCGGTCATTGATCAAGAGTACCAAGTCACAGTTTTAACAGCGGACACATACACCGTCGTACTGCCTGTGGTAGCAAATGTCTACGATGACATCTACCTTGATCTTGACTTTGTAACGCCCGATTACGAAATCTGGGAAACCGCTGAAACTGCAGTAGCCACATACCAAATCAATGTTGGTGACGCAATTCAAACAGCGGTTACCGGCTGGGGCGCAGGTGGTTGGGGTAGTGGCGGCTGGGGGGTTGGAACAACAACTACTACGTCAATTCGTATTTGGAACCACTACAACTTTGGCGAAGACCTAATCTTCGGTCCCAAAGACGGGCCGATGTACTACTGGGATCAGACCGCTGGACTAACAACGCGCGGGGTCGCGCTTACGTCTCTCTCAGGCGCGTCTGATGTTCCCACGGTGCAGCACTTGTTGATAGTGTCCGACGCCTCGCGTTTTGTCCTTGCGTTTGGCTGCAATGATTACGGCTCGGCTACGCAAGACCCCATGCTGATCCGGTGGTCGGACCAAGAGACTGCTGTCAACTGGACCCCTGCCGCAACCAACCAAGCGGGCAGTCTTCGTGTATCGCACGGATCGGCCATTGAAGCGGTAGCTCAGGTCCGCCAAGAAATCTTGGTGTGGACGGACGTAGCGCTGTACTCCCTGCAGTACCTTGGCCCTCCGGTGGTGTGGGGTTCGCAGCTTTTGTCAGACAACGTCTCTATCGTCTCTGACCGCGCCTGGGGCACGGCTGCTGGCGTCACCTACTGGATGGGTAACGAGAAGTTCTATATGTACGACGGTCGCGTACAAAACCTCGTCTGCGACTTGCGCCAGTTCATCTTCAGCGACTTGAACTTCAACCAACTCCAGCAGATCTTTGCCGGGACCAACGAACAATTTAACGAGATCTGGTGGTTCTACTGCTCCGCAAACAGCACGGCGGTTGATCGCTACGCCATCTACAACTACGTAGAGAAGGCTTGGTACTACGGCAACCTGGGCAGGACCGCCTGGATGGATACGAGCGTAGCCTCCAATGTGCCTATTGCTGCGGACTACAACAGCCGACTGATCAACCATGAGACGGGCGTAGACGACAATGCCACGACGACCACGCTCCCGATTGAGTCCTACATCACTTCTGCTGAGTTTGACATTGAAGACGGACACAACTTCGGGTTTGTGTGGCGGGTCCTGCCTGATGTGAACTTTACTGGTTCAAGCGCAGCCAACCCGACGATGAACCTGACACTGCTGCCGTTGCAGAACTCTGGCTCAGGGTATACCCGAGGTGTGGACCCTGTTGCGTCGGTAACGTCCGATATGTCGGTAGCGGGGGACAACGCTTTCCCCGTAGTACGCAGTGCGACGGTTCCTGTTGAGCGCTATACCGGGCAGGTAAACATTCGGGTACGTGGAAGGCAGATGTCCATCAAGGCGGCTTCTGACCAGATTGGGGTTCAGTGGCAGTTAGGTGCTTGCCGACTCGATATCCGTCCTGACGGCAGGAAGAGCTGATGACTATCTGGTCAACCATCGTCAAGCGCTTCAAAGCGCCGTCATTGCCTAAACCGGAAACGCAGTACGAGCGCGTTTACTTTGACAGTCTCGTCAACATTCTGCGGTTGTACTTCAACCAGCTAGACAACCTGCTGGAGCAGATCGTGGCGACAACAAACGGCGTGGTGCCTGTAAGTATTGGCGGGACGAACGTAGATGCGTTTGGCAGGGTACGTGTTAGCCAGCCCTACACGTTGTTTGACTCCCAAAACCGTTACGCTATCGACAATCAGTTCGACACCAGCACGGCTACTGGGGGTTCAACCACGTACCTGCCCAATGAAGCCTCGGTGCGGATGGATGTCACCACCTCAAGTGGCTCTGAAGTTGTAAGGCAGACTTACAGGTGCATGCCGTACCAGCCCGGTAAGGGCCTGTTGATGCTGGGCACGTTCGTGATGAACTCGCCCAAGACAGGACTCCGTCAACGGATGGGGTACTTTGGCGCTCAGAACGGCGTCTTCATCCAGCAGAACGACAGCACCGTTTCCTTCGTCCTTCGGACTTACATCTCAGGCTCCGTGAGCGATGCGCGGGCAGTCAACCAAGCCGACTGGAACGGCGACAAACTTAACGGCACTGGAGACTCAGGGTATACCCTTGATCTGACCAAAGCGCAGATTTTGTGGACGGACTTTGAGTGGCTGGGAGTCGGGTCTGTTCGGTGTGGGTTCATCATTGATGGTGAGTACATCGTCTGCCACACGTTTGAGAATGCAAACGAAGTTACTTCTGTTTACATGACCACGGCAATTCTGCCGGTGCGCTACGAGATCACCAACACCGCAGCAACGGCAAGCGCTTCGTCCATGAAGCAGATTTGTGCCTCCGTAGTTTCTGAAGGCGGCTATGAGCAGACATCCATTGAGCACGTAGCGCGTAGAACTGCAACGCTGACCGGGATCAGTACGACCTTTGTGCCTTTGGTTTCCATCCGGCTTGCTTCTACGGCGTTAAACGCCGTGGTGCTGCCTGCCAAATTTAACGTGATGCCAACCTCAACGGGGGATGACTTTGAGGTAGTTCTGGCTAAGAACTGTACCGGGCTGACATCGGCCTCTTGGGCTGCGGTAGCAAGTGATGCAAATGTGGAGATGGATACTTCTGCCACTGCTATGACGCTGGGCACCATCGTGGATATCCAGTACGTAAAGTCCACCAATCAGTCCAGCGGGACGATCAACCAGACTGCCGGGTACAACTGGGATCTTCAGTTGGGGTCGTCCTTGACGGGGACGAGCGATATCTATACGCTGGGCATCCGGGTGCTGTCAGGCTCCTCTGGTGCGGCCATCGGGTCTTTGACCTTCTACGATTTGACGCAATGATCCCACGCCTTCAAACCGAGTACGAAGTAGAAGACGCAGCGGACGAAGACGAACTGCGTCGGATTGTGCGCGGCGCTGCGCCTGCGCCTAGCCCCGCTCCGGCTCCGGCCCCTGCTGCCTCCACCACAGACTGGATGTCAAACACCCCCACGGGTTGGGGCGGGTTTACTGGCGAGGAAAAGATACAGTATTTCAACCAACATGGGATAACGCCTGAGCAACTAGCGCCTTACGCCACCCCTGAAGAGATCCAGTATTTCTATGACCACATGGGGTACACGGTAGGGAAGCCTACTACTGCCCCTGCTCCAACTGTTGCTCCTGCTCCTCCTTTAACGCCATTTGACGTTTTTAAGCAGGATCTGTTTACAACAGAAATGTTGCCAACTGGAGCATCTCCGGAAACTGGAGCAGATCAGTTTCAGGCTGGCGCAAGAAGTTACCAACTAGGAAATCAAACCGTTGTCCCTGACGATCAAGGTGGCTACGTTGTTAACACGCCGACTGCGCAGGATGGCATTTACAAAGCCGAACGCTTTGATGCTTCTGGAAAGAAAATTGGCGAGTTCATCAATGACGCTCGCAATACGGACCTGCAAGATTTAGCTCAGTTAGCCACATTTGCCCTTGGCGTTGGCCCATTAGGTGGGATGCTCGGCAGCACTGTTGCTGGAGCACTAGGTATACCTGTAGCCACTGCAACATCAGCAGGGCTGACTGCCGCCCAACTAGCGGCGCTTGGAACTACAGTTGGCAGCGCAGGACTTGGTATCCTGCAGGGCCAAGACCCACTGGATGTCCTTCAAAACGCAATCAGGGCAGGTGCTACAGCGTTCCTGCCCAGCCAAGTCTCGTCTTTCATCCCATCGACAGGCACAGCAGCGCTTGATGCTGCGCTTAAGACTGCCACTGAAGCAGGTGTACGTACTGCTGTAAACGGCGGGGATGTTGAGAGCGCAGTTATTGGTTCGTTGGTTAACAGCGGTGTCGGAGCTGCTACGGGGGCGACAGGACTCCCACCAGAACTTGTTAACGCGGCAATTAATGTTGCCAAGTCTGGCGGCGATCCGCAGAAAATATTTAACGCGGTAGTTAGCGCTGGCCCTGCAATTCAAGGTCTTCAGAACTACTACAGCAAGACAGACACAGGTGACGAAACTGCCCGCCTTACGGCCCGGTATGGTACTGCATTTGATAATTTTAATTCATATCTAAAACAAGTAGCTGCAAACGCAGAGCCGTTTGAACCAACGCAATTTGCATCCCCAGAACAAGCAAGTATCTTTGACAATTTTGTAGAACAGTTTGCAAATGGGGCCGGAAGAGCGCCTGACGCTGACGAAACTACGTTGTTATTGGCACTAGCCAACCCTGATTTAGCCAACAAGTTAAATACAACAGTTACAGATACTGGCACATCTGCATTACATGAACTATTAAATAAAAAACCGCAAGCAGCATCATTGCTACAAACAATACTAGAAAGAACCCCAGGACAGGGTGATTTATTAGAGTTGTTAAAAAAACCAGTTCAATCTGGTGTGGCACAAACACCAGCATTGCCGCAGGCGGCAATGACAGCAAGAGATTTATTTAGGGGTGCCGGAAGTGAATACACCAATGTTTACCCTGGTGCTTTATTAACTTCAGGTACTGGTGGTCAAGGATGGTTTGCGGGTCCAGGAGCAGCTACGTTTGCGTCAGAAATGATGGGTCTAATGTCAGATCCAACCCTGACAGCAGAAGAGCGCGCATTTTTTACTGACCAGCTACGCCAAGCAGCGATGAAACCGGAGCTTGTCAATCAAGTACCGGGGTTGGCAACGTATAACCCATACATTTCGGATACGTCTAGGACACGAGAAGGTACATCTGCTACAAGCGCAGGCGGGGGGAAAGATGGCGGAGGTAAAGATAATACTGGTAGCGACGGGGGTGTAACCACACTGCCACCTTTTGTTACCGCTGGCACAAGAATTGCAAACCCTGCTGCCATTGATGCATTAATTGACGTTATTGGGGGAAGCTCTGTAGATCCTATTACCGGGTCTGTAATCCCAGATGGCGGGAATCAATTAGATACAGCCACAATAGTTGGGCAAGATGAAGATGGAAACCCTATAACCACAGGTGATATTTTGGGGGGTTCCGCGTCTATACCTACGTCAAGCATTAGGACTGCCGAAAATGTAACAACCCCCGATTTTGATTTGGACACAAGCCAAATAATTAACGACTACGTAAACGACATTTTGGGTGGGCAAGCTGTTTCAGATATTCCTTCAGTTACTCCCTCAGGTACGCCAGCGTTAGATGCTTACGAAGTGTTGTGGACTAATCCAGTCACCGGGGAAAATGTAACAAAAGAAGACCTTGGAGTAACTGCTACGGTAAGCCCCTCAGTCACGCCATCGGTTGCCCCTGCCGCTGCACCCGCCACGGGGACAATTTTGTCAACGGACCCCACGCAGGGCACGGCGCTGGTGGTTGATCCCAGCGGGAACACCAAAGTTGTTGATGTCTCACCCGACTCCAAGCCCGGAGATACCGTAAATATTGGCGCTGCACCAACGCCTGCACCAACGCCTGCGGCTCCTGCTCCTGCTCCCGCGTTGAATCTTTCCACGCCGATTGCCACTGATCCCGCAACTGGCGAAGTGCTTACGCTTGGCGATGTACTGCCTTCTCCGCCCCCTGCTCCAAGCCCCGCACCAAGCCCCGCACCAAGCCCTGCTCCTGCTACAACAACGGCATTGGTAACTGCGCCAGCACCTGCTCCGGCACCTAGCCCCGCTCCAAGTCCTGCTCCAAGCCCTGCTCCGGCACCCGCAGTTGACCTTACAACTCCTGTCGCAGTAGATCCAATAACAGGCGAGACGCTGACACTTGCGGATGTAACGCCTTCGACGCCAGCTCCGGCACCCGCAGAAGTAAAGACTGAAGTTGCTGCGCCAAGTCCTGCTCCTGCCGAAGCTCCCGCTCCTAGTCCAGCACCAGCGCCCTCAGAAGCACCTGCGCCCGCTCCAGCCCCCGCTAAAGTTACCGCTCCTGCTGAGGCACCGGCTCCAAGTCCTGCTTCAACGGAAGCGCCTGCACCAGCGCCGAGTACAACTGAGACCAAGACGGAAGCCCCGGCACCTGCCGCGCCATCTCCCGCGCCTGCCCCAACGACGACTGAAACCAAAACAGAAGCACCCGCTCCAGCCCCCACAACCACGGAAACCAAAACGGAAGCGCCGGCTCCCGCCCCGGCAACTACGGAAACTAGGACTGAGGCACCTGCGCCTGCTCCGAGCACAACGGAAACAAAGACCGAGGCACCTGCTCCGGCACCTACGACCACTGAAATTAAGACTGAGGCACCCGCTCCTGCTCCGACGACAACTGAGACTAAAACAGAGGCTCCTGCACCTGCCCCAAGCACAACGGAAACTAAGACCGAAGCACCTGCTCCGGCACCTAGTCCTGCACCGGCTCCTGCAGAAGTAACTACCGCAGCGCCGGCTCCTGCACCAGCACCCGCGCCAACAACTCAAGCTCCTACACCTGCGCCTCCTCCGGCTCAACCGCCTGCACAACCTCCAGCGCAGCCACCGTCTCAGCCCCCCGCACAACCTCCCGCGACCACACCCCCTGGAGAGGACGTTCTGCCGCCTGTGACAGAGGAAGAGTTGCGCGAGATTGTTTCCGGGCCTCCACCGGCACCGCCTGCGCCAACACCTGCGCCCCCAGCACCAACGCCTGCGCCTCCCGCACCTACGCCGGCACCTCCTGCGCCGACAGTTAAACCTCCAGCGGTTAAACCAACTAGCCCTGCGCCGTCTCCTGCGGCACAATTGGCTATGCCTAAGATGACGCCAGAGTTGGCTAACTTCATTCAAGAACTGATGCAGACGGACGAAGCAGATCTGCTCCAGTTGACCACCGCGCTCAAAGCAGAGCGTGAAGAAAAACGTGAAGGCTTGCGTGGCAAGCTGAAATCTAGAAAGGCTTGATCATGTCTGACGAGTTGGACCGCCTGGGTGAAGTTACTGGCCCCGCAACAATGACAGGGACCGAATATCAAGATTATTTGTCGGCGGCCCCAAACCTTTCTGGCCTCACCAGCCTGCTAACTCCGTTCAAAGGCATCTTTGACCGCTTGAAGTCTGGCAACACCACGGCCAATGATGTAAACGCGGCGCTAGGTGTACTTGGTTTGATCATGCCCAGTCTGAACAGACCTCAGACCGCCGGGTGGAAAGGCTCCATCGACATGAACAAGCAGTTCACCCGAACGCCGATTGCTCAGCCGGAGTACAAACCGTACGCTCAGAGTGCTTCGCCTGTGATGGGGCGACAGTTCTTTACTTCCTCGTATAGCGCTGCCCCCGCTGCGCCTCCTGCTGCCGGTGGTGCGTTGCCTCCACCCGCTACGCCTCCTGCTACAAATCCTGATCTGGACAGTCCATCTTCTACTGGCGGTAAGGCCAAAGGTGGTATTGCATCGCTGCGTAAATTTGAAGGTGGCGGCGATGTTGGCCAACCAAAGGCAGGCCCTCAGTTCTATGACTACCACGTTGGCGCAAACGCCAGAATGGTGGATGTGCCCGGTATTGAAAAGCCGGTGCTGATGTTCTTTGACATTCCTAACAACCGAGTTGTTGTCAGCGACGAAGGGTACTGGAACCCCAACGCTCCAATTGGGGAAGACCTAAACAAAGCCGTTGCTTGGGCGCGTGATCAAGGACTCCAGGCGGGCGTGGTTGTGTCGCCATATTCTTGGGATGCGTTTGGTAAAGACGCAATTGGCGAAGACCTTGAGTCCGGCTCCGCGCATCCTCGCTCCATGCCCGGTGCATCCTTTGACCAGTTGAAGGATTACATGAACGCTGCGGATTTTGTTGTGACTGATCCATATGTTGTCAGCGCACAAACCGCTACGCCGGGAGTTCAAGAGAAACTGATCCAGATCACCGGTATGATCGGTGATCATGCGCAGGAAACTAATAAGCCCGCATGGCTGGTGCTTGGTGGATCAACCGCTCCTGAGGGCACCGATCCAAACCTGATTTACAACTACACAGACAATTTGCTTGCCAATACGGCGAACAAGTTTAATCAAGTGTCTGTGTTTGAAGGGACGCGAGATCTACAGCCGGGAGCATATTTGCCAACGTGGGATTATTTGCAAGCGTCAAATGTTCTTGCAAAACACGGCATTCAACCAACAGGCACTTACGGACAGGCGTATGAAAACCAAACCTCAGTTCCTGCTACGCCCTATGTTGGGTATGACGTAGGCAGCATAAAAGTTGGATCAGTGCAGGACTTTTTGCAAGGTGCAGGAACATCATCACAAGCGCATTTCCAGCCTGGAGTGCATCTTGGTAACACGCCTGTTAATCAACCCGCCGCTCTCACTGGTCTTGCAGGGTCGCTTCCTTCCGGGTGGTCGGGCTACGATGCCGGCCAAAAGATTGATTGGTACAACCAAAACCAAGTGACGCCTGATCAGTTGCTCGGTGCTGGAGTGCAGCAAGATGAGCTTGATTGGATGGGCACACAAGGCTATCTTGGCGGCCAGCAGCAACCTTCGCAACCAATAGCGCAACCTGCGCAACCTATGGCTCAGCCTATGGCTCAGCAAACTGCTGCGCAACCGGCATCTCAACCACAGACCCCTCAAACTCCGCAGCGATTCCCCATGCCTAATTTTCAACTTGGACAAGGGGAAGAAGTTGAAGCCGCCCAAGGTGGCCTGATGGGTCTTGCCCGAGGTGGCAAGTTGCCACCTAGGTATCTCCGAGGCCAAACTGATGGCATGGCAGACAAGATCCCGAGTAACATCGACGGTGTGCAGCCTGCCAAATTGAGCCACGGTGAGTTCGTGATTCCCGCTGATGTGGTCTCACATCTGGGTAATGGCAACTCTGATGCTGGCGCAAAGGTTCTCTACGGCATGATGGATCGTGTGCGTAAAGCTCGGACAGGGACCAAGAAGCAAGGCCGTCAGATCAACCCGGAAAAATTTACACCGGGCGGCATCGCTGGTTACGCTGGTGGTGGCGCGGTTGCTTTCAATGCTGGTGGTGCTGCCCCCGCACCGCCTACGGCCCCGCTTGGAACTTCCACTGAGACCAACATCTCTTCATGGGCAGGCCCGTATGTGGGTGACATGCTCAGTAAGACATCTGCTCTTACTAACACACCGTATCAAGCCTACCAAGGACCGATGGTCGCCGGGACGGCTCCTCTGCAAAGCAAGGTGTTCAGCGGCCTAGAAGGTTTGAACTTCCCCGGCCAACTGGGGCAGTCGTTCTCAGCACAAGGTGCTTATCAACTTCCAAGCATGACTCCGGGTGGTATGACCGGGCAAGCAACTGGTCCGACCGGGGTTGCCTCTCAGTACATGAATCCGTACCTGAGTGCAGTGCTGACCCCTCAACTGGATGAACTGCGTCGGCAAAGCCAGATCACGCAGATGGGGACGGCTGGAAAACTGGCTCAGGCTGGTGCGTTTGGCGGATCCCGTCAAGCCATCATGGATGCTGAGACGCAACGTAATCTTCTGCAGGAGCAGAACAAAGCTATCGGTACTGGGTATGCAAACGCCTATGACCGGGCGATGGGGCAGTTCAATGTGGAGCAAGGCCAAGCCAAGACCCTTGCTGACATGATGGCCGGAGCGGGTCAGCAGCAGCGTGGCATTGAGCAAGAAGGTATCACTGCTCTTCAAAGGCAGTACGAGACGGAGTTGCTTGATCCATACACCAAGCTGCGGTTCCAGAAGGAAATGCTTCAGGGTCTGCCTGTTGCAACGGCTGCGACGACGGCGAATACGAGTCAGTTGGGTGAAGTTAGGGGTGGTTTGTCAGACTTGGTAAAGAGTCTTGAGGCACTGGGCCTGAAGGGTTGAAATATGTACGCACAACAATCTAGAACCGGGGTACCAGAACTTGATGCTGTTCTTGCAACAGCACAGATGGTCACACCCGAACAGACGCCCACTGTTGCTGCACAAGTAGCTCAGGCCGCGCAACAGAAATTATCCCCTCCAACAACACCCCCCGGCATCGGTGCTCTGATGCCCGGTGTTAGGCAGCAAGCCGTAAACGCGGCGCAGGCTGCGCAGCCCGTAACACAGGCTCAAATGCAACAAGCACTGCAACAAAGCCAAATGGCGCAGCAAAGCCAAGGCGTGGCTGGGTTGCCTGCTGACAACATGCGCACGTTCACTGCGGCGCAGGGTGGTGTTGTTGGTTATGCGGGGAAAGAAGGGTCATATGTTGATCCGCAGTTCCCTTCTGTGTACGAAAATTACGTTGAGCCGACACGCGAAGCAAGGACAGGCCGAGAAGAAGATGAGTTGTTTGGGCCGATGAAGTCTGAAAGACAACGGGTAATTGAAGCCGTGGCTGAAGAACTTTTGGGGCCAATGACAAAGGAGAGACTGGCTGCTGCTCCTCAGAGGCAAACGCAGCAAAGAAGCGAAGCGACTCCTGCGCCCCGTCCGCCAGCACCTCGCCCACCGGCACCTCGTCCTCCCGCTCCACCAGCGGCACCGTCAGCGCCTCAAGGAGGCATTGCACAGCTTGCTGCACGCCCAACATATGACACGGCGGGTATCGCCGTTGCTGGTGCGCCTTACATGACAGCAGGAGAAGGTGATGTCAACCGACTTCGTGAAGCAGAAGGTAAACGTGCTGAGTTTGAAAAGACACTGCCTGACCTGAGTGCCAAAGGGATCGAAGCGCTACGTCAACGTATGGCAGATGTTGAATCGGCGGAAGCGTCAAGAAAAGAAAGTCTTGGGTTAGACCGTGTAATCCAACAACTTTTGGGCGGGATGCAAGGTGCTGGCGGCGCGGCGCGTGCAGACATTCAGTTTATGAATGCTCAAAAAGCCGCAGCGGATGCCTTTAGTCAAGCAAGACTTGAAAATCAACGGGCACAACTACTGCTTGAAAAGGCCCAACAAGAGCGGCAACTTGGTAGGCTCGACCGTGCGATTGCTCTTGAGAAGGAAGCCTCCGCTCTCATGGAGAAGGCCCGTGACAACGCACTCAAGGCGCAGGAAATTCGACAAAGAAGCGCAGGGGCTCAGTATGAAGGTGCGGTGAAATTGCGCGGCCAAGACATCACGGCACAGACCGCTGCGGAAGACCGTGCGAATGCTTTGAAGATTGCAAATATCCGTAATACAGCAGGGGAAGCGAAAGGTGCTCTCACTCCTCGGGATATCGCTCGACTCCGTGCACAAGCTGAAAAAGATGTGGACGCACAACTGGGGAAAGATCCCAGGTACGTATCGATGAAAGTGCGTGACCCCGCCAACGCGGAAACGTACAGGACTAGAATGATCGACGAGCGGTTGAAGCGGGTGCTGGCTGAAGAAGGGTATGGTGCCGCTGCTTCCGCACCCCCACCTGCTGCAGGGGTTTCTCCCGAACTTCTTAGCCAGTTCAAAGTTCGTCCTGTAGGACAGTAATATGGCCTTGTATCGCGTCACTGCCCCCAACGGAAAAGATTACGAAATTGAGGGTCCAGCGGGGGCCAGCAACGCGCTGGTTGTTCAGGCACTACTTGCTCAGTACCCAGACGCAGCGAAGAAACCGCCTGAAACCACTGTCCTCGGTCAAGTCAAAGAAGGCTTCAAGGGGCTGGTGCCCGGTGCAGTAGGTCTTGTTGAAAGCGCGGCTGTGGGTGCCTCTGCGCTCCTGCCAGAACAGTACGAAAAAGCCGCTCGGGAGAAGATTGCCAGCATCGCTGGCGTAGCCAAGGCCCCGTTCGCTGCTTCCGCAGGATACGAAGACACTGTTGGGCGTAAGCTGGGCGAAGCCATTGGCTCAACGGTGCCGTTCTTGGCTGCTGGCCCCCTGGGTCTTGCGGGGCGCATCGGCGCAGTCGGTCTTGGTGTCGGAGCCGGTGCTGGGGAAGCACGCGGGCGTGCCGAGCAAGGAGGTGCCACTGCTGAACAACGCAGCACAGCCACGGCGCTGGGCATCATCCCTGGAGCGATGGAGGTCTTCGCTCCCTTCCGCATCTTGTCGCGCATTCCTGACGCTGCCACGGCTCAGGGCGTCCAGTTGGTCAAGCGGGCGCTTGTCGCTGGTGGGGAAGAAGCAGCACAGGAAGCTGCATCAGGCTTCGCTCAGAACCTGATCGCCAAGGGTGTCTACAAGCCCGAGCAGGAACTCATTGAGGGTCTGGGTGAGCAGGCCGCTTACGGCGGTGCCACTGGTGCCATCGTGCAGGGGTTGATGGACCTTGCGTTGGGTCGTCGCGCACGTGCTGCGCAGCCTGCTCCGGGTACTCTGCCCGGTGAAACACCAATTGAGCGTGCCGAACGCCTTGCGGCTGAAGTGGCAGCGGCCAAAGCCGCACAACAACCCCCAGCACCTCCGGTGCCTGCACCGGCACCTGAACCCCCAGCACCGCCGCCCGTGGTGGAAACACCAGCGCCACCGCCCATCGAGGAGCCCAAGGTTAGAAAGCCCGGTGAGCCGCCCGCTGGCGGTATGCAGCCTGCTGAGATCGAAGGGCTTGGCATCTCAAAGAAGCAGCCGATCTACCGGCGCATGCTGGGCAAGGACCTTGAGAACCCCGAGCAGCGTACAGAGGTGCTTGCTGACATCGAGAACTACCTGACCAAGGGTCTGGGTAGCGAAGAGTCACGCGCCAAGCTGACGGAGTTCAAGGCCAAGTTTGCTCCGCCCCCGGTAATTGAAACCCCTGCTGTGCCCCCGGCAGAGGCTCCGGTGGGCGGAGCGCCCGTTGTTGAACCTACACCACCTGCACCCCCAGTATCGGAGACACCCAGTGTCGCAACTACACCAACTGAACCAGAAGCAGGTGGAGCAGGCGCTCCAGTGGCTGGCGGACCCGCTGCCGTCGCCGCCCCCGAAGGGGCTGGAGCCGTTGAACCAACTGGAGTGGTTCCTCCTGTCGCGGATGCTGGACAGCCTGCTAGAAGAGAAGAAGCAAAGCCCGCTGCAGTAACCCCGGCACCGGCACCCAAGCCCGCACCCGTCACTCCTGAATATACCCAGGAAGACATCGACCGGGCAGTGGATACCGGACTCCTGACCGAGGAGCAAGCCGAGGTGTACCGCGCAGAACTGCGCGACGAAGGTCCACCCACTGCAATGGGCACTGCGTTCCAAAAGCAGGTGGATCAGATCAAGGCGCAGATGGATGCGCTGCGCCGTAACGGTAAGGCTCCGGCCAAGAAGTCACCCGCCCGTGCCAAGTACGATGAATTGCAAGCGCAGCTTGATGCGTTGGCACCCAAGGAAGAGGGTGATCTTGTAGATCGTCTGGAGAAGATGGAGGCTTCTGGTGTAGTGGGTACCCGTGGGGAAAGGCCCATCATCGACCTCGACGCTGTACGGGAGAACCTGATCAAGGCCCGCGCCGCGCCCAAGATATACGAGGCGATCCTGAACTACATCGGCGTGGATGCCGATGGCAACTTCCTGCCGAGCACCTACTCACGCGAAGATGCTGCTGAGATGGCGGGCCTTGCGCGAAGCACTGGAGCCAACGTGACCCGCGCCGCACAGGCGATGGGTATAACTGCCGATGTGGTGAGTCGGTTCCATGCTGGGCAGACGGACATCATCGTCCGTGGCAAGAACGTCTCTGAGGCAGGGACGGGGGCCACCGACCTGCAGCCCACTCGTGGTGTGCTGTACGAAGCGCCGAAGAAGAACCAGCCCGGAAAAGCAGCCGGGTTCCTGCGCGGTGCACTGACTTCTGACGGGAAGCTGGACTTCACAGGGCTCGACAACAAGCAGATTGCTGAGATCTACGCCCGTGCGTCGAACTACGACCCAAAGCGTGGCGGCAACCTAGAGGTCATCAAGAAGCTCAACGCTGAGATTGCTACTCGTACCAAGACAGACCGTAGGGGGATGCAGTCGGCACTCGACCGCGCCTATCGTGTGGTCCGTACTGAGGAAGAGGCTGCTGCGGAGCAGACTGAGACCGACCGCGTTGCTGAAGAGGGTGTTGAGGCAGAAGAAGTCGAAACAGAGGACAAGACGCGTCGGTTGAGCGATGAAGAGGCAGACGAGTCCCAATACCAACTTCGTCAGAAGCCCACGACTGGGATGACTAAGGAGCGGGTAGAGAAGGTAGTTGCTCAGGTCACTGAGGGTTGGACCAACCTACCACCTATCGAGGTGGTGCAGTCAGAAACCGACCTCCCTGCGAATATCCAAGAGCAGATAAAACGCGATAAAGTTTCGGGGCAGGTTCCGGGGCTGTACAACAACGGCAAAGTCTGGTTAATTGCGGACAACAACGCCGCGCCTGTAGAAATCTTCGACACCATCGCGCATGAAGTCACTGGGCACTACGGCCTACGTGGTGTGCTCGGAGATAAGTACAGCGAAACGATGGGTAGGATCTACACCAGCGATGCTGAGATTCGGATGAAGGCTGTTGAGAAAATGCAGCGTCAGCCGAAGTTGACCCGTGATGTGGCAGTGGAGGAAGTTCTTGCAGATATGCAGGAGAAGGACCGTTCGCGCCCGCTCTATAAGCGTATCGTTGGCGTCATCCGCACCGCGCTTCAAAAGATCTTTAAGGGTTCACATTACTTCAGTCGTGATCAAGTCGAAGATCTCCTACGACAATCACGCATTTGGGTAAAGCGTGGGAAGAAAGCAGAAGGCAAAACGGCAGCGACAACCGACGAAGCGCAATACCGCATCACCGCTCAAACCGAAGCTGCTGTCCAAGGTGTCGATGTCATCGGGGATAAGGAGCGCCAGACGCTCACCCAGCGCATCAAGACCGATCTGTCCAACAACCCTGCCCTCAAGGCACGGGTCAAGCTCACGGACTCTCTGGCTGCGCTGGAGGACTTCTTCGTCAACGCCTACGGCGGTGCGACCCGCACTACGAAGACCGGCAGGCTGAACCCGATGGTGCTCATCTCTCGGGCGCTCGACGCAACCCGCGTCAGCAAGGCGGCGCAGGAGCAAGGCGGGCTGGGCTTCGACACTGGGCTCATCGTTGCCACAGAACTGAAGAACGCCGATGGGCAGAACATCAGCTACCAGGGCGTCATGGGGCGCATCGCTGAAGCTGCCAAGCAACAAGGCGAGACCTACGAGCAGTTCCGCACCAAGGTAGACACCGTGCTCTACGGGCACCGGGAATACAACCTGCGGGAGAAGAACAAGACCCTGCCCCCTGATGAGCAGGTCGAGCTGCTGCTGGACGACAAGCAGATCGACGCACTGGAAGCTGCGTTCCAGAAGGACGACTTCATCAAGGGTGTCTCGTCTGACCTCGACACGATCCGTTTCAACCTGCTGGACACACTTGTGCAGGCGAAGCGCATTTCTGAAGAGCAGGCCAAGGACTACAAGGACGCCATCGGCTACATCCCCTTTGAGCGTATTGGAGAGTACGAAAACGCCTGGGCCAATGCGACCCGTGGTGCCAACCGTGGCGTAGCTGCACTGAAGAACATCCGCAAGCTGGAAGGCAGCGAAGAGCGCAAGACCACATCCGTCACCGAGAACTTCTCCAAGCTCATGGATTGGGGAACGAAGGAGGCGATGAAGAACGATGCGGCTCTACGTGCGCTGAAGGACATGGTGCTGATGGGCGCTGCGTTCAAGCGCCCCAACAAGCCGAAGACTGACTCTCCCGGTGACATGATCACCGTGTTCGACGACGGCAAGCCCGTTTCGTTCTACGTGCCTGACCCGGCGCATGTGGTGGCGTTCAGCATCGCTGACCCGCAACTGTCCAACGTACTCAAGGCATTCCAGCGGGGTTCGCAGGTGCTGCGTGCGGGTGTGACTTCCCTGCCACCGTTCGCTATCAAGCAGGTCTTCGACGACATCGTCCGCGCCTACACCTACGCAGGGGTGAAGAACAACGCCGCGCTTGTCAAGAGCGTGATGCTCAACTTCCCCAAGAACTGGGTCAACGAGATCTTCAAGCGCAAGCCCAAGGACATCAAAGCGCTGGAAGGGCTTGGCATTGTCGGCACGTTCGACTTCACACAGCAAGGCAACCTGAAGAACATCCTTGAGGAAGCCGGGGCGAAGAAGGAGAGCTTGGGCTCCTCGATCATGCGCGTGATGGAAGCTGGTGCCAAGGCATCAGACCTTGCGGTGCGCCAAGCTATCTACAACCAAGTGATGAAGGAAACCGGGGACAAGGCTCAAGCCGAGTCTGCCGCACGAGAGATCATCAACTTCAGCCGCCGTGGATCTTCAAGGCTCATGGGGCAGATGATCAGCATCATCCCCTTCTTCAACGCCTATGCGCGAGGCATGGACAAGCTGGCAACGGCTGCTGCGGGTAACGTGGTGGGGCAGGCTACAGGCACCGCCCGGTCGATGTTCTACAAGCGCATGGCAGTCATGACCTCGATGGGTCTGGCCTATGCCCTGATGATGCAGGACGATGAGGAATACCAGAACCTGCCTGACCATGTGCGGGATACGAACTGGGTCCTGCCTTACGGCAAGGAGTTAGGCTTCACTCCGGTCATCCCGATTCCTGCTGAACTCGCGTTCTTCTTCAAGGCTATCCCTGAACGCATCGTCCGGTACTACAAGCTGTACGGCACCGACGAAGAGCAAGCCGCTCTGGATGTGCTGGGTAACCTGACTTCCCGTGGCATCGACGTATTCTCGTCGCCCAACATCACGCCGCAGGTGCTCCGCCCGTTCCTTGAGAACATCGCCAACTACTCGTTCTTTCTTGGCCGTCCGTTGGAGAGTCAGGCGCAGCAAGCCCTGCGCCCCTTTGAGCGCTACGGCACGGGCACCTCGGACGCCATGAAGGCGATAGCCAAGGGGCTGGAAGACGCTGCCAACGCTACAGGCATCGAAGCCTTCGCTGTGTCTCCGATCAAGCTGGAGAACGCGATCCGGGGCATCTTCGGCACCGCTGCAGGGCTGGGCTTGTCGATGGCTGACATGATGGTCAACCCGGGGCGCACCGACCGCCCCCTGCATCAACAGCTTGGTTCTCAGCTTACGGGCCTGAGCGCGGTGACGAAGGACCCCATCGGCAGTCGCAACCTCGACTTCATCTACGACTTGGAGAAGCGCGTCGAGCAGGTCAACGGTACAGTGAACCGTTTGATGGAACGCAAGCCCGAGGATGCGGAGCAGTTCATCAAGGATAACATCGGCCTGTACTCGATCCGTGGTGCCGTGCAAGGGGTCATGGAAGGCATCCGCACGCTCAACAAAGCCGCGATGGCGGTCAATCAAGACAAGTCCGTGAGCCCCGAGGAGCGCCGCAAACAGATCGACCTGCTGCGTATCGACCAGAACAAGTTGGCTCAGCAGGCGATGATGCTGCGCAAGATGGCACGGGACATCCAGATGGGGCGGTGATGAAAAAATCCCCCGGAGGCTTGCGCCGTGCCGGGGGTAATCATCAGGAGAAACAAGCTGGCAACTGAACCAGCGGGCGCATTATGGGGTACACCAGACCCGAATGCCAAGCACTCCGTTCTCGATCCGCTCCGCCCAGACCAGCGGGTAACGGTTCTTGTAGTGCCGATCCACAGCAGCGAAGGTCTCCTTGTGCTTCAAGCTGGGGATAAAGAAGCTCTGCAAAGGTGCCAGCGCGTCGGGGATATCAAACTCCGCCCCCTTGATCCGCAGAGGGCGTCTGTAGTAGTTAAGCCTCTTCTGCAATAGGGATGAAGTCATCGGCTTGGAAACCTAACACCGCCTCTGCGTCTCTAATGCAGTAGGCATTCACCGCTCCAAAGTCTGCGTCCCACCCGGAGCCCATACGCTTCTTGACGACTTCCAGTTTCTGCTTGGTCTCTGCTTCAAACAAGTCAGGCAACTCACGCGTGTTGATGTACTGATCCACGCACCACCGGTTGAAGTCCTTCTGCACGATGAACAGGATTTTAGTATCAGGTTCATACCGAATGACAAGCTGACCTTTGGGCTTCACATAGGCTTGGTTCTGCAAGCCGTTAGCCCGTGAGGTGGCGTCCACGATCAGCATGTTGTTGACGTTCTTGTTGACGAACGATGCAATGGATTCCGATGCCTTGGTAGCTTGGAGCAGCATCTGAGCCCCAGCATTGGATACGAGCCTGACCATCTTACGGGCGATTCTCACGATGTTGTAAGAGACCAACCCAAGATTCTGCAGGACAACTCCTGCTGTAACCGCGCAGATCACTGCGTTTAGTCGATACCGTTCTGTCTGGGTCCAGTTACCCCTTGAGTAGATAGCGGCCTGCGTCTCCAACCACATGGCCTGCACCTCTTCTAAATGCGGGACAACGTACTTGAGAAACGCATCCCCGGCGTGGCCGTAATTGTCTGCCAGTGCGTTGAAGACCCTCTGTATTTCCAGAACATCTTTAGGAACGGGTGTCTGTAGGTAGATCTCGATGGTCCGCGCCATCTCACCCTGCGGGTCTACCTTGATCTTGCTCAGTTGGTCTTCTAGGTTGGCGTTTGTAGACCAGATCGAGGTGCCCTTCCAAGTGATGTCGTTCGTGCGCTCCGCGTTTCTACCCGCCTCCATGCGGTCTCGGGCACGCCCCTGCGTGCTGCCGTAGAGCAGGGCGGAGATCTCTTCCGGCGAGGCGTTGGTCATCTCGTCCAAGCACATGGCGATGCCGTTCCACACCCCCATCCGGTGCACCTTGGTCATGTGCGTGTCCTGCGCATCCTTCATCATGGCCTTGGGGTCACCGAAGATCGAGTTGACCATCCGCAGGATAGTGGTCTTGCCGGTGCCGCTGCGCTTGGAGTAGTAGTTGATCACCGCCCCGTTCTCGGGGGACAGCGCCATGAGCACACTGCCGAAGCCAGACAGCAGACCGAAGGCGTGCAGGTCGAACCGAGGGTCGTTGTAAGCGTTGGCGATCTCCTTCCACTTCTCCAAGGAGCCCCGTAGCGCAAACCAGGGGACGTACTTCTCAACTGACTTACCCACCGGGGAACTGACTACGCCATGTTTTGTGTACTCACGATCACCCACAATGAACGTGCCGTTCTTAGTCCATCCAAAACGAGTATGCACATCATCCGCCTTCATTCTGAGTTGAAGTTCTTGAATCGACTTGCCCACATAAGTCTGCAACTTGACAAGCTGCGCCTGGGCGAAGACTGCTACACCTTCTGCACTGAGCTTGTCCCGGAACTTGTCCAATGCACCGATGTCTTTTTGCGGAACCATGAAGTCCCGCACTGCATCATTAGGCAGGTGGTGGCGGAGCCAAACCACATCCCCTAACTCCGACTCTCGCATCCGTTTGTATACGTAGAGGTCATAGGGGTAGACTACCTCGGACTTCATCTCATCGCCAACTTTAACGTCGGTATAGACCCCGCCGTTCGCTCCACGGTAGTAGGGCCACGGGTATGCAGGAATCTCAAACTTCTTCTCTGCGATAATAATCTCAGTAGGCCCCGGTGGCGCAGCTTTGATCGCAGCACCGAGTTGGATCGGGGACGTTATCTTGCCACTATGCGGACAACCCGCGCACAGTGACGCAGTCTCCATGCCCTGAAAAGTCTCACAGGTATACGGACCCTTCGTGCCAATAGCCTTTCGCTCGGTTTCATCCGCCGAGTAATTCGGGTGCTTCTCCGACACCGCATGGATGGCCCAGTCACGGTCTTCGCAGTGTTGTGCAACCGAAAGTACGCCCCGCCAGACAGGCTCTGGTAGCGTATCAGATTGGTCAATCGCGTTTTGTATTTGCGCACAGCCATCTCCCTTGACTGATTTAGTCCAAATTATTTCGAACTTGCTAATTCGGTTAGGGTCACCACCTGCCAAACTTTTTGTCAGGCTCGATGGTGAAGTCTTTGAGATAGCCTTTGCCTTGTCAAAAGCAAAGATCTCTGGTGCCCCAATAGCCTTCTTCAGTTCTTCAAAGTCGTATTGGGTGATTGGGGTGAGCAGCGTAACGGTGCTACCGTTCTTGGAGTTGATCGTCTCAGGTACACGCAGGACGCGAACTGCATCCGCAGTGCAGACAGGATCAGCTTTGAAGTCGTGCTCTTTGCAGAGCGCTTTGAGTCCGCTGGCTACCTCGATCCATGAGTGGACAGGTACAGCGTCGAAGAAAATCCAGTGGGCGTGTAGGCCGTTGCCCGAATCCACGATGGTGGGACGAGGCAGGTTTGTTGTCTTACAAAACTCTCTCAGTGCTTGTGCACCCTCGCCCTTGTCAGCGTAGGGCTTGTTGGGACCGCAGTCCACATCAATGTACAGTTCTCTCTTGGCTACAGCGTTTTCCGATGTTGCGGTGTCTCCTGCCCCAAACCCAGCAGTGACGTAATAAACATCGTATCCATTATCAACATAAGTCTGTATCTCATCGGCCATATCTTGGACTGACGAGAAGAACCGATTGAATGCGCTGCCTGTTGCCTTCTTGATTATTCTGAGAGAGTACCGCGTTCCTTCTGGGAGAATGCCTTCTAGGAATCTAAGTTGAGACATGGTGACGAAGGGGTAACCACAGACGCAGGGTCGTGGTTCGGGTGGCGGGGGGCTGGTCAGGCCGGAGGAAGAAGGCGACGATAGTACGTCAGCACCTTGTCGCGCAAGTGCTTTCCGACCTCGTGTTTACCCGAGAACCACCGATAGACAGCGGCCTTGGAAACGTCGAGGTCAGTGCACACTTGCGCGACAGGATGCTTGAGGTATATGCACAGGCGTCCGAGTTGGACGCCCAGCATCGCCGGATCTGCATCCGCGTTCAGCCGAACGATCTTCGCTGAGTAGGTCATGGTGACAAAGAGGGGGCCGTAGCCCCCCGCCTTACTCAGTCGTCAGCGTCATCACCCCAGTCGGACAGGATCGACTTCACGCTCACAGGTGCTGCCGCTTTGGCTTCCCGCACCACGGGCTCCTCGACCACCTCAACGGCGGCGGGTTCAGCCTTCTTGGGCTTCTCCACCTTGAACTCAGCCTTGGCAGCGGGCGCTGCGGCTTTGGGCTGGATGAACACAGGCTGCTCCACAGGAGCGGGCGCAGGGGCAGCGGCTTCCGGCGTACCGTCAATTTCCGCAACGGTCATCGTGACTGCTTCGATGGCGGCAGGCTCATCCATGCGGGCCTTGACCATCTCCCACTCGTGCTCTTCCAGCGGGCGCACGGCGCTGAACACCAGCTTCATGTTGGCAGAAGTGTCGAAGCGCATCTCGGTCACCACTGCGTTGACTTCGATACCGTGACCGCCAAGGAAGCGTGCGTACTGCTGCAAGCCCATCTTGCGACCTTCGCCCTGGGCAAAGAGGCTCGACGCGTTGATGCTCATCGCGTAGATGTCACCCTGGATGTCGGAAGCCAGCAGCACTGCCAGACGACGGCTGTAACGGCAGGCCTTGGAGTCACCCTGCCCAGAGCCCTTGATGTCTTGCGGGCAACCCGTGCAGGACTTGTGCTGCGGGTTCTTGACGTTGGCGTGGGGCTTGGTGCTGTCATCAGACCAGCAGAGGGGGCGACCCTTCACACCCTTCTCATACTGAGAGCCGTAGAACGTACGGGCGTTGTTGTCCGACGCACGGACGACGATGATGTTCATGGCGCGGTCTTCGTTCACCGCGACCGACTTGCCACCCACCAGCATCGTGAAGACGTTGTTGTCAATACTGATGCGCTTGCTGCTGCCACCGCCCATCAGGGACTTGGTTAGCGAACTCAACTCACCCCTGCGCAGATGTGCAGGCAGTGCGTTACCGGATTGGAAAAGGGTCAGATCAGACATTAGGATCTCCTAACAGTTACTGTGTACTTGGATTCGACGTTCATACCCTTGGGCATTTGGTCGGGGTTTGCTTTGAGGTATTCCCCCATCGCACGTTGCGCAATGCGTCTCTCTAGCAGTTCAAGCGCGTTGTTCTCCTTGATGAAGTTGTGCATAGCCTCCCAGTCGGAGGTCCAGTAGCGTGTATCTACGCCACGAATTACCACGCCAACACCGGGGATGCTGACGTTGCCACCTGCACGCTTGCAGGCTTCTAGCAGGAAGTTCTCAACTACCCGCATCTGCTCTTTGATCTCTTTGTCTTTCGTCTCGTACTCAGCACTCAACACACTACGCGCATCGCGCATCTTGATGTAGGCCTTGACGAGCTTTTCAGTTGGAGGAAGTTCTTGGTCTTCCATGTTGGTCTCCTGATGAAGTGAGGGGATAAAGTTTACATCGCAACTTTTTAGGCGTCAAGCTCCTCCCGATAAAGATTGAGCAGGGTGTCCATGTCTTCGGTCTTGAGGTCCAGCGCGTCATAGAGCTTGCGCTCCACGTTGCAGCCACACAACCTCACGACGAGACAGGGGTTCTTCTGACCTGCCCGGTGCACGCGGGCGTTGGCTTGGTGCCAAATTTCGTTGGAGGTCACAGGACCCCACCAGACCACGGTGTTCGCTGCGTGTAGGGTCACGCCGTGCGATGCAGCCGCAGGCTGGATGAGCAGGATGCGGGGCTCGGGCTGGGTCTGGAAGTTCTTGAAGATCTCCGTGCGGTTGTTGACAGAGACCCCGCCGTGGATCACATCCACTGCGTACCCATCCTTGCGGAGCCGGTCGCGCAGCACCTCGATGGCGTGCCTGAACGGAACGAAGACCAGCACCTTGTGGGTGCTCTCCTCGATGGCTTCCACCAGCACGTTGTACCGGTGCGTGATGTCGAACTCCACCGTGTTGCCGTCGTCTGTGTACACCGCGCCACTGGCTACCTGCAATAGCTTGTTCAGGTTCGTCGCAGCATTAACGGAAGTGACGGTCTCCCCTGCCGCTGCCATGATGAACTGATCCTTCAGCATCTTGTAATACTTCGCCTGCTGCGGGGTCAACGACACTTCACGCGTGGTGTACAGCAGTTCAGGCAGGTCCAGGCACTCATCCTTGGTGAAGCGTATCGCGGGTTGAAGCACTCTGTTGACGACCTCCGCTGCGTTCTTCTTCGCCGCCCATTTGAACTGGGTGACCTTGTACATCACCTGATCTCTGAAGGAGTAGAAGTGCGGAGGTACGGAGGAAGGATTCAACATACGGGCTATGCCGTATGCGTCTATCGGAGACTGCGAAGCGGGGGTGCCGGTCGCCATCCATAACCACGTTTCTGGAGTGATGAGTGAGTTGATTGATTTCCATCTTTTAGTTGTAGCAGTCTTCACTGCATTAGCTTCGTCAATGATGACGAGGTCGAACCCCCCGGCCTTGAGTTCAGGCAGGACTGTCTCTACACCGTCGAAGTTGATGATGACGAACTCAGCCCCGGAGTTGATGACCTTGACCCGCTTGTCCCTGCTACCGTGTGCTACGTCCACAGTACGGTGCATGATGGTCTTGAACAGGTCCGCCTGCCATGCCGAGTTCATGATCGACAGCGGGCAGATGACCAGCACGCGTTTGACGTAGCCCTTGTCCAGCAGGTAGTCAGCAGCCCACGCGAAGCTGGCTGTCTTGCCCGTGCCTGGGTCGTTGAAGCAGAACGCCCTGCGGTGCAGGGTCATGAACGCTGCGGTCTCCCGTTGGTGGTCGAACGGCTTGAACAGCCCCGGCCATTTGTAGCGCCCCTCGATGGGTGAGGGGACGTTCTTGACCCCGAGGTTCTTCAGGACCTGAGCTTCCTCAAGCCCCCACCGCACCAGCACCTGCCCATCGTCCAGACGCCTGCTCTTGGGTATGGTGTTGAGCACCCGCTCGGGGTGCCGCAGTTTGAGCAGGAGCGCTTTACTGTCGATGATTTGCATTTGTTTTGTAGTAGGTCATGACAGCGCCGACAGCATCATGTACGGTAACGCCGCACAGTTGTGCTACGCTTGCGTACACATTTAGTGTTACTTCTAAAGCCTCTCGATTGTCCAAATCTTGGTCTTGAAGCATTTGAAGCATGAACCCGGCGATTTCTTTAAGTTCAGTTTGTGTAGCCATGATTACCTCAGTGGGAACTTAGCTTCTTCCTGCATCTTCAGCAGACGCAGGGCTTGGGTCTTGGCATCGTCCAGCGCATGATGTCCGGTGCCTACTCGCTCGATCTTGGTCTTCATGAACATCGCAGCGATGGTGCGGTAGCAGCGATCATTCCAGTAGTGCCAAGGCGTATCCATCTTCAGCGCCCGGTAGGCAGCGGCCACCAGCGTGTTGTCAAAGTTCGCTCCGTTACCCCAGACCAACACCGTGTCAATTGGCGGCATCCACATGGTGAACTTAGTCAGCGCGACATTCAGGCTGAACTCACCCTTGAACGCAGCGGCGCGAGCCTCAGCAGACTGCTTACCCCACCACTCCAACGTGCTCTTCTGTGCACGAAGTCCTGCTGCTTTGCAGGACTCAGGGTCAATGGTGACGTAGAATTCTTCACCCAACCCGTTCTCATCGAACTTCACAGCACCGATACTGAGGATGGTATCCCCCGGCCTAGTGCCTAGTGTCTCAATGTCCATCATTACGTTCTTCATTACCGACATTTTTATCTCCTGATGCAGATAGCAGAACGGCCCGATAGGGGGAACCCATCGAGCCAAGACCCTCGGTCTAGCGCCGAGGAAACGAAAGCATAGCCCCAGCGGGGCTATGCGTCAACGCCCGCCTGAGCGGGGACCTTTGAAATTTTTCGCGCTGTTGGCGCTGAAGCTCTTGAGCCGCACGTTTCCGGGCTTGCTCTTCCCACCATCCTTGATGGGGGTCACATGATCGAGGGCTTTGCCCTTTCGAGAATCCTTACCGTGTTCCTTGTCCCAGGCACGGCGTGCACGCTGCCGCTCGGACTGCTTGGCTCTGCCTCCGTTGGCGAGGAAGTCAGCGTACTCCTTCTTGTGGTCTCGGTCGGACATATCCTTGTAGGGCATGGCTCTTCTCCAAAATCAAGTTCCAGTTGAACCCAGTTCATCCGTTGGCTCCGTTGTGTGGGCAGCTTGTTACCACGCAGTGTTTCCTGCACAGACCTGACGGGTTGGGGTTCCAGACGCCAGACTTGTACGCCCCTTCCAGCCTGCCGATGTCCTGCATCCACTGCCGCCAGTAGTTCTTCTCCTGCGTCCGGTCGTAGTCCGCCCGCTTGAAGTCGTTCGCCACGACGAAGAGCAACCCTGCCCTGACCCTGCGGATCGCCGGGAAGTGCTTGAAGACCATGAGCGCCATCAGTTCCAACTGCGCCGTGTCGGCGTACTTGGCAGACTTGCCAGTCTTGTAGTCCACGATCCGGGCGATGCCTGTCTCCTCGTTGACGATGAGCAGGTCAGCCACACCCCGGCACCATACATCTTTCGCGTCGAAGGCACAAGCCTCTAGCTGCTGCGTCAGGCCCATCTTGTACTCACACAGCTTGGTCCCCTCGATGGACCGCAGGGTGTCGAGGTGCGACTTGACGTAGCTGAACGCCTCAGGCAGGGGGGTGCCATCGCGCACATAGTGCTCAGCCGCTTCGTGGAAACTGCTCCCGTACAGCGTTGCTTCTGTGAACGGCGGCTCCGTGAAGTTCCTGTAGACCTTGACCTCAGCAAACTGCTTCGGGCATGTCTTGAACTTCTTCAGGGACGAATACGACCAAGCACCGGGCAGACTCATCACTGCTCCTTCGTAGCCCGAATAGCGTTGTACGTCAGCTTGGCTTCAGCCATCGCAACCAGTGCGTGTTCAAGCGCGGCATCTATGTCGTTTTGCAACATTGCCTGATGTAGTTCCTTCAGTGCCTTCTCCGCCATCATGCACGGGTAGGCGTAATCAACAATCCCCATATGTCCTTCCTATTCCACTTTCACAGTTGATAGGGCACCCCTGTGCCCACTTGGGAACCCAGCGCATACATTCTTCAACGTATGCCTGAGCTTGTTCAGCTTCTTCCTCACGGGCAATGGCAGCTACAGCATCATGCACAGTCAGGACCACATGCAGCTTCTTGGAGATCTTCAGTAGCTGCTGCATCACAACGATGCGGGCCAGCGCTTGCACCACGTTCTCAACCAGCTTGCCACCGTAGATGTCCACCAGCCCAGTCTCATCCTTGTACTGCCACGCCTCCATCGCCATGCCGTTCTTGTTCTTCACCCCACGGTGCAGTTGCGGGTAGCTGATGTACAGCCCACTGGGCAGCTTGATCCCTTTGCGCCCTTCGACCAGCACGACACCTTCACGACCGAACCACATGGTCTTGTCACTGTGCATGGTCTCAATAGCTGCCTCACCTTCACGCCACAGCCTTGTGATGGCAGGGACTGACTGCCGGTATGTGTCAATGATCTGCTTGCATGCGTCCAGTTCCAAGTCCATGTTCATTTCGGACGCCTTCAGTGTCACCTGAAGTTTCACTGCACCGGTCTGGTATCCGCAACCAAGCACCACAGTTTTACCTACGAACCGTTCACGCTTATCGGCTTTCGTTACCTCTCTGCCGAATATCTTTCCAGACATCTTGCAGTACACATCAACACCGTTGGCGAAGTCTTCTACAAGATCTTCCTGCCCCGCCAGCCACGCAAGCATCCGCGCCTCGATGTTGGACGAGTCGCAGTCAATGATCACGTAGCCCGGAGGTGCCTCGATACAGCGCTTGAGCTTGTTAGCCTGCGCCCCACGAGCCGGGAGGTTTTGCAGGTTTATACCATCAGTGCCGCCCAAGCGGTGGGTTCTCGCAGCGGAATATCGCAGGGGCACCGGGAACAGCGGGCTTCGCCCCGCCATGTCAATGAACCGTTGCGTGCGGGTCTCCTCCAAGGTGCTCTTGACTCCCATCCGCGCAGCCACCACAGCCTGCACCCGCTCGTCGGGGTGGTCCAGCAGGGCCTTCATAGCCGGGTCAGTCTTGGCGAAAGCGAACGCTTGCTTGCCCGTGGTCGGGCTGATCTTCATCGGCGGAACAACCCCAAAACTCTCCAGCACCAAAGCGAACTTCGGGTTGGACATGAGGTCTTCCTTGGCGATGCCCGCGTTGGACAGCAGTTCCTCCTTGCGGCGGATCACATCTGCCAGATGCTCCTCCAACTGCGCCTTGTTGAGGTGTAGGACAGGCTCGGTGTACATCCTGATGAGCTTGTCGATGAGCTTGAGTTCCTGCGTAGGGTAGGGGTCCCGATGATCGAACGTCTCCGGGTTATACCAACCGTTGGACATAAGGAAGAACAACTCATGGCATAGCTCTACGTCATGCAGGCAGTAGTCAGCGTACTTGGCGAACTCCTCCGGAGTGAAGTCAGCCCTGCGTTTGCCCATCGCGTTCTGCACCTCAGTGCCCTTGTCCTCCAGCCCGTAACGCTTGGCAAGCAAAGCCAGCGAGTTGCCCTTCATCCCGAACATGGCACGGGCCATAGACAGGGTGTCCAGCCACGCAGCAGGCTTCACCCCGAACCGCCACGCGAGAATGGCGGCATCGAACAATGTGTTGTGCGCCAGCACCGCGTACTTGCCCCACTCGATGGCATCCAGCCGGTACTGCACCTCTGCTTCGGTGCCAGTGATGATCTCCTTCTTTCCGTCCGGCCAGCGTATGCCCAGCATGATGACCTCGAAACGTGGGTCCCGAACGTAGGCTTCCATCGTCATCTTCGATAATGAAAACTCCTTGTCGTAGTACGTTTCGAAGTCTACCGTTAGGATGTCCACAATGACCTTTCATGGAACCACTCTTCAAGCAGTTCCGTTGTGTCTTCACGCACTACCATAGCCGAGCCCCCGGCTTTGTGGATCTCCGCCATCTCGCGCTCTTGCAGGGCGGTGGGCTTGTTAAAGCCTGCCTTGCATTCTACACCCAAGAACATGCCTCGATAGCACACGATGATGTCTGGTATACCCGCACGACCGTAGCCGTTCTGCGCAGGAAAGAAGTAGTAGCCCTTGTACTTCTTGATGATGTCCACGCAGCGGGACTTAACTTTCGATTCGGGGGTGGCCATCGTTGAACTCCTCTACTTCAATCAGTTTCTGGATGTAATGCGCTGCTTTACGTAGGTCTTGCACGCCACCCTTGTGCTTCCAGCGGGACAGGTACTTGACGGCATTACCGTCGAGGTAGCCGAGTTCCCAGTCGAGGATTACGTTCCACGTTTCGTACTTAAATTTCTTGTAGTGTGTGCCGCCATGCTGCACATCATCAGCGTTTTGTGTTGGTTGCATTTTGGGGGTTGGTTGATTGGTTTTGGGGTTGAGGGGGAGAAACAGATTCCTAGCCCCCTCGGTCTAGGTTGGGGAGAGCATCACGCGCTACAAACTCCAGCGGGCACGCGTGATGCGTAAGAAAGGCTTCACATCTGTTGGGCTAGAACCAGTCCTACGGTATGCACTGCCCGCTAAATTAGTGCTACGCCTACGGCGCAGGCTTCTTGGTACTTGGATTTATGTGGGGCAGCATTGACAATGCAGCGTCCTTCTCGGTAGGAGTAGAGGAAGGGCCAGGGACGATCCGCTCCTCGGTCCAAAATTTGTGCAGGTTTGCACATTGGTAGCGACGGCGGCGCGATCCATCTTTGCGCATCCGCGTATCCAGAACTTCCGTCCATGTTCCGCACTCGGGGCATTTCATTCCTCCTTGTTCTCCGTAAATGATGGGCACTTCTCATCCTCCATGATCCACGGCCCCATCCACCACTGGCGGTCGGACTTCGGGTTCACGGGTGAGTTGGCTACGTTGCGTTTACATGCCTTGCAGTATTCAAAGCATGGGTTACCCGCACAGCGGGCAAAGTCTTGGGCTTCGTATCTCATCTCGACCTCACGCAACGGTACTCGTTAGTCTTGATACTCAATTGACGAGCGGCGTTTTCACACATTTCTTGAGCACTGATTTTGCGCTCCAAGACCTCTTGATG